TGCAAACCGTTTCTGGTCTCAGATCTTCGGTATTGCGTTTAGCAATAAGAGGTGGTTGCATTTCTTTATGCTGTTTGTTCCTGTTATGGGTCTTTGGACTAGTTCCATCGGTATTATTGGTCTTGCTCTCAATCTTCGTGCTTATGACTTCGTTTCCCAAGAACTCAGAGCAGCAGAAGATCCAGAGTTTGAAACCTTCTACACGAAAAACATTCTATTGAATGAAGGACTTCGTGCATGGATGGCACCAGTAGATCAACCACACGAATCATTTGTATTCCCTGAAGAGGTGTTGCCAAGAGGCAATGCTCTGTGATATATTAGAGGTCTTCGGACCTCTTTTTTTATGCCAAAAATTACTCCCGAAACTTATATAAAAATGAATGAGGAGTTTGAGAGAGAAGGAACTGCTTTTAGAATTATTGTTCCTACTCAGGAAGAAATTGATAATGCTATTGGCATACAACTCCCAACAGAATTTAAACCACAACCGCCGATGATTACGGATGGTACTGACCCTTGGCCACATGGAAAGAAATGAATTTAGATGCAAATAAAGTACTCGTAAGAGGAAAAGTAAAGAGTGTTATTCAAGCCATAGAGGAGGATCAAGTACTCATTCATTACCACGATAAAGTAACTGCTGGTAATGGTGAGAAAGAAGATTATCCAGAAGGTAAGGGTAAGATTAATAATGAGATCTCTTGTATTATTTTCAAAGAATTGGAGAAAGCAGGAATCGATACTCACTTCATTCAGTATGCTGGTCCATCTCTTATGAGATGTAAGAAGGTAGAGATTATTCCTATTGAAGTTGTAATTAGAAATATTGCTGATGGTTCTATTGTTAGACAAACAACCATTCCAAAAGACACAGTGTTTAATCCTCCTTTGATTGAATTTTATCTAAAGGATGATAGTAAAAACGATCCTCTTCTTACAGAGGATAGATTGCATGTTATGGGATATAGACAACTTTATCAATACAAACAGTATGCCAGAGAAGTAAATGCGATTGTTTCTGATATGTTTCGGAGAATTGGAATTACTTTGATTGACTTCAAGATTGAGTTTGGTTCAACTGCTGAAGGTAAAATTGTAGTTGCTGATGAAATCAGTCCAGATGGATGTAGATTGAGAAGTGAAGATAATAAAAGCATGGATAAGGATCTCTTCAGGAAAGGTGAGGGTAATATAATTCAAGCGTATCAAGAGATTTTGGATAAATTAAAATCTTAAGAAATATTTCCTCTTTCTATATTTTTGTAAAAAATCAACAAAAGTTATATAATTTATGTGTAAATGAACACATTTTTCCTATATACAAAAGAATTAGGAAAAAACTTATGAAGTGAAACTCTTTAAGTTTTTGGTATGATTTAAAACAAGTGGAGGACATTATGCATAATTTACTTTCGCATAATCAACTTGCTGGTTGGAAAGATGCTTTCCGCCGTTTAAATAAAACACTGGATCGATCAATGGAGGAATCAGATGTCATCAACGATTATTATGATTGTTTGATTGAATGTGATGATGATCAAGCAACATGTAAAAAGATTTGTCGGGAGGTTTTAAGAGATCATCCCGTTGGTTGATTTGTAACTATATTTCAGTTATAATTAGAGGGTGTAACAACCCTCTTTTTTAATGAAAATTTTCCTAGACACAGCAGACACCGAAATTATTCGCAATTATTTTGAGACTGGACTAGTTGATGGTGTCACAACTAATCCATCATTGATTATGAAATCAGGTCGAGATCCTGAAGAGGTGTACCAAGAAATCAAAGATATTGGTGTGCAAGACATCAGCATGGAAGTCATGGGTGATGCTCAAAATATGTTGGATGAAGCAATCCGACTGGTCGATAAGTTTGGTAGTGTAAGCACCATCAAACTTCCTATGACCCGTGATGGTCTATTGGTCTGTAAGGAACTCTCTAAAGAGAAGGTCCGTACTAATGTCACATTGATCTTCTGTGCCGCTCAGGCAGTCCTTGCTGCTAAGGCTGGTGCAACTTATGTCTCGCCTTTTGTAGGACGCTTGGACGACCAGTCAGTGGCAGGTCTGGAGGTTGTACGATCTATCTCCGAACTCTATCGCGTTCATCGTATGCCTACTCAAGTTCTATCGGCATCTATTCGTAGTGTCCAACGTGCAATTCGTTCTTGGTATAACGGCGCTGAGATTTGCACCATGCCACCAAAAGTATTTGATCAAATGTATGATCATATTCTGACTGATAAAGGTCTTGAAATTTTTGAGAATGATGCTAGAATCGCCAATGAGAATCTTGGTAAAATCTGATGACATTCAAAGTTTACAGTAGAGATGGATGCCCCTTTTGCACTAAAGTGGAGCAAGTTTTACAGTTGGCAGAAATTCAGTATGTCATATATAAACTTAACAGGGATTTCAGTCGTCAAGAATTTTATGAACAATTTGGCGAAGGAACTACCTTTCCTAGAGTTGTCAAAGATGACGAACTAATCGGTGGATGCACTGAAACTGTCAAGTATCTAAGGGAACAAAAACTGGTCTAATGGAACAAAACCTCATCGACATCTATGATCTTATTGAACATGCCATTGATAATGCCTTTGAGGGACAAATGAATTTAAAATTCTATAACTATCTCAAAGACAGTAAGGTAAAAAAACACGAAATAGACAAATTCATTTTGAGTGCTACTACAAATGAAATCAGTAATCTTATTTTAGATCTTGATGAATATTTGAAGGGTGGTACTGATAATGAACACAAACAATTGCGAGAAGGTTATGGACATATTCCTAAACCTCAAGCAAGAAAAATTAGAAATTACTTGGAAAGTTTTATAGATGATGCAGAGAGGTATAGTAATGAAAAAAGACCAGGAAGGCGAAAGAAACAAACTAAATAATCACGAAACCCACATAAATCGTGGGGTTGAATTATTACTACGTAATAGGAGGAAGATTCCAGAATCACCAAAAACTTTTCAGGTAAAGTTTGGTAAGATGGTTTCTCTCTTCCGCAGAGAAATTGTATTACATCTGAACTTTTATCTGGACATCAGAAAAAAGTAATTCTCTGGAGGCAGGAGAAGATGTTGGCAGTAACATTAACGATAGGAACATTAATTTCCATTATGATGTTTTTTGTTGGAGGTGTGGTAGGATGGTTGGCAAAGGAACATCAATTCCAAACTCAACCAGTCTATACTCATCCAGAAATGTTTGATGAGAATGGAAATATTCTCCCAGATGAAATTTTAGCAGTACGATTTGAAAACAGTTATGACGACTACGAAGAAGAAGACGACGACTAAACCTAGATCGTCTACAAAAACTACAACGAAGATTCCTGATCTTCCTCCCAATCCTTTTGTGTTTGAAGTTCTAGAACTTGCATCGAAGCAAAGATCTAAAGCGAAAAAAATTGAAGTGCTTAAGAAATATGAGCATGATTCATTGAAGTCTATTTTTATTTGGAATTTTGATGAAACTGTAATTTCTATGCTTCCTGAAGGAGAAGTTCCTTATGGAGATCCAAATGAGCAAAGTGTTTATGAGGGATCTTTGTCTGAAAATATTGCAAGTGAAGCAAGAGGTGGATTATCTGCCACCGCACAAGATCTTGATGGGAGAAATAAAACATCTCTCCGCAGAGAGTATCAAAATCTCTATCACTTTGTGAAAGGTGGTAATGATACTTTGAGTACTACTCGTAGGGAGATGATGTTTATTAATATGCTTCGTGGACTTCACCCAAAAGAAGCAGAAGTAGTAATCCTTGTAAAGGATAAAGCACTTTCATCTAAATATAAACTAACTCAAGAGATTGTTGCTGAAGCATATACTGATATTACTTGGGGTGGTCGTTCATGACAGTAACCGTAGAAACTAAGGAAGAAGAAATGGGTAGTAAATCAGTAAATCCAAATGACCCTTCTTCTTATGGTTGTCAAATTCTTCTGGAGAATACGTCTTTAGAAGCAGCAAATGATAAATCATATCCCACTGATGCAAAACTTATTTGGTATATTCGTGATGGAAAAGAATGTGTCGATCTAACAAGGTGCAGTAAGTCTGTAGATTTGTTTGACATGTACTATGACAAATATGGACCAGGTGCAGTTCAAAAAATCGAATTTGGATATGGAACTGTAAAACCCAAGCTGTGGGGATACAAATCATCTGAAAGTAAAAAAAGAAAATGAATGATGATGTATTGAGGGATCAAATAAATTCTTTGATTCGAGATGAAATTCAAGAGGTCATCAATGATTATGTTGATGATCAAGAAGAAACAAAGAAAAGTGGCGTTGGATTTGTTTCTAATGAGGACGAACTTAAAGTCAATATCTCTAAAAAAGAGGTTGATAAACTGATTAAACAGTACAAAAAAATTAAGAAGAGTGAGAAATCTAATCTCTCTCAGATTAAAAAACTTGGACTGGTTGATAAACATGGTAGACCATTGAGTTGACAATTGAGGTAAATAGAACTATGATTCGATCATATACTATTTGATTATGTACAAACCTTATTCGCCCGAATGGCATAGGTATAGATACCTTAAAGAAGCCATTGACAAATATCTAGATGATTATGTTGAGAACGATGTAATCATGAATGACATATTAGATATTGTATGTACTCGTCAAGAACGGGCACATGCAGAGTATCATAAACTCGAAGATTTAGAACTAAAACTGCGGGACTAACGTATGCTTTCAACTCAATACAGGCTACGACTAGAATTCATCTGTAAAAAGATTGCTAATAACGAAGAAGTAAAACTAGAGGATATGATCTGGGCAGAGAAACTTGCCAAAGCTCATACTACTGCTAGGGATTGGTTGAACAAAGCACGTCGTCAGTCCAATGGGATTGAGGAGGGCAGTATTGATGATTTTATGAATAAGATGGGATTAGGCGACCCCGACCCATCTAATCATAGAACGGGGTTCGATGGTGCTGATGAAATAGTTGACTGGTTCCAACGCGATAAACCTGATGATTGGAGGCAACGTGACTGAAAAAATTACTCCAGAAACGTATGAAAAAATGAATAAGGAGTTTGAAGAACACGGACTTGAGTTCAGAATTAAAGTGCCTACTCAGGAGGAAATTGATGACTGGCAACAACGTAACCAAAGAGAACATAGCTAAGAATTTGGTAGAAAAAATTGAAGAACTTTTGGAAGGCAAAGCGCACTACTTTGAGTGCTCTGACCGTACTACATATCACAAAAAAATTGTAATCGAGTATAACCACACGAACAAATGATTCAAGCACTAGTTTATAGTAACGGAAGTCAAGAATCCGAAAGAGCAAAGATGGTACTTGAAGCATGTGGTCAAGATGTAAGGCAGTTTTTGCTTGGTGTTGACTTCAGTGATAAGCAGTTCCGTGATGAATTTGGTAGTGAGGCGGAGTATCCTCAAGTTGCCATTGGTTTAGATCATCGTGGTACACTGAAAGAAACTCTAAAGTACATGAGTGATAAGGGAATGTTCTTGTAAAGTTGTATCAAGAGATACATATAAACTTGACTATATAGAACATAAGGTCTATACTAGACCTACGTTCATCCAATGGTTTCTTTACTGTTGGCTTTCACCTTAGCCCATCACGATCCGTCACCCTATGGGTGGCATATGTCTTGTGAAAGGTTCTTACAACTTAGAGTTGAAACTCAAATGAGGGACGACATCGATCAACGATCGAAGTACAATCTCATAGGTTATTTCAGATCAAAAGTTGAAGGTCAATGCAACAGTACATTTACCTAAGGACGCAAGTAAGTCGCGGAACGGAGCGTTCATCCCATGGTTGAGCTATTACTCTACACAGCACTCAATTGTCAAGAAGCCGATGCTTTAATGCTTCGGATTGCCAAGCACAAAGATCTACCACCAGCAGTGGTGCTAGAACTTGTTGAGACAGTAAAGGACTCTGTGCCTGAGTGTTACTGGGACGCAAACGACTGAAGGAACGGGGAAACGGATCCTGCGAAAGCAGAGAAGGTTAATCACCCACTTCAGGAGAAAACAAATGAACACCTTAACTCTCATCAAGAAGCAGATTGAAAAAGCATCTGCCCTTCACGACGCACAAATCATGCACACCTCATATCGTGGTGTTGAGTATGATACTCGTTGCTTCGAAGCAAAAGACACCCACGGTGTTTTCTGCTATCGTGGTACACCTTACGCTAAGTGAGGATATTATGCAAGCACTTCAAGTAGCGGGATTAGGTTCCCTTTTTAGTGCAGCATTTATTTTTTTATTGTACGGTGAATTATTACTTCTCAAAAAAATAAGTTGAGGAGAAAAAATGCTGAAGGTCAGATTTGAATATGACCTTCCAGACTACGATCCATCGAAACACGATCCAGATAAAGTCTTCGGATTTTTAACTTATCGTGGTGTACATTATGCCAAATGGATAGATTTAAAATCACGAAGTGATAAAATCTGGAAGATCAAAGAGGACTCTTGACGAGTCCTCTTTTTTTGTCTATAATTATATGGAGACTCTACTATCTTTATGGAAAGAGAAAAACTTAAATTGATAGTGAGAAATCTTAAGTTGCTCGTTGAAGCATTAGAATCCGAGGTTTACTCTGACATCGATGCTTATAAACCAAACTACGAAGAGATAGCACCTCACATTTCAGACTACGACGAAGTATTTTATGACGATGACGGATACCCCGATTAAACTTATCAGTGTTACACCTGATGCAGAAAAGCACATGGCTTATTGTGCCCGTGTGTCAAATCCAAATAACCAGGAGAACGAAAAGTTCTCTGGTCTTCTTAAGTATTGTGTGAAGCACCAGCACTGGAGTATCTTTGAGCAGGCATACATGACTCTGGAGATCAACACCACTAGAGGCATCGCAGCTCAAGTGCTCCGGCACCGTTCGTTCACATATCAAGAATTTTCACAACGTTATGCTGATAGTTCTATGTTGGCAGAGACGATTCCTATGTTTGACCTTCGGCGTCAAGACACAAAGAATCGTCAGAACTCTATCGATGACATTGATCCATTTGTGAAACAGGAGTTTGAAATCAAGATTCGTCGCCACTTTGATGAGGCAATGGTGTTGTATCAATCAATGCTTGATTATGGAATCGCAAAGGAGTGTTCGCGTTTTGTGCTTCCCCTCGCTTGTCCCACAAGAATCTACATGACCGGTTCTGTAAGATCATGGATCCATTATATCGATTTGCGTTCTGCAAATGGTACACAGAAGGAACACATGGACATTGCTTTGGGTGCAAAGAAAATCTTCATCGAACAATTCCCTGCTGTTGCTGAAGCAATGGAATGGTCTTAATAAATAATTTCAACTTGATATAATTTATGGCTACTTATCCTGTTATTAATAAAAACACTGGTGAACAAAAAGAGGTAAAACTCAGCGTTCATGAATGGGATCAATGGAAAATTGACAATCCTGACTGGGACCGAGACTGGTCTGATCCATCTACCGCACCTGCTTGTGGTGAGATTGGTGAAGTCTATGACAAACTAAAGAAGTCCCATCCAGGGTGGAATGATGTTCTTCGTAAAGCATCCAAAGCCCCTGGATCAAAAGTCAAACCCGTCTGAACTCCATAACCTATGCCAGCAAAAAGAAAGTCTCAATCTCCAGCAGTTCCATTCGGAATGTCTAACAAGCAAATGAAAAGAAAAAAACCAATCAATTCTGATCTAATGAAGAGGGTTGAACCTCTTACCGAAAATCAGCAAGAACTGTTTAGATGCTACAAGAATGATCAAAATCTTGTTGCCTATGGTGCAGCAGGTACAGGTAAAACATTTATTACTTTGTACAATGCTCTCAGAGATGTTCTTAATGTAAACACTCCTTATGAGAAAATCTATATTGTTAGATCGCTCGTAGCAACTAGAGAGATTGGATTTCTCCCTGGAGATCACGAAGATAAGTCATCTCTCTACCAAATTCCATACAAGAATATGGTAAAATATATGTTTGAGATGCCTACGGAGTCTGACTTTGAAATGTTGTATGGCAACCTCAAGAATCAGGGAACCATCAGTTTCTGGTCTACATCATTCATTCGTGGTACTACTTTAGATAATGCAATCATCATTGTAGATGAATTCCAGAATTTGAATTTCCATGAACTTGATTCAATTATCACTCGTATTGGTGAAAATTCTAAGATCATGTTCTGCGGAGATGCCACTCAATCTGATTTAGTGAAAACAAATGAGAAGAATGGTATTATTGACTTTATGAGAATCCTTCGTATGATGCCATCTGTAGATATGGTCGAATTTGGCGTCGAAGATATTGTACGTTCTGGTCTCTGTAAAGAGTATCTAATTGCTAAAACTGATTTGAATCTTTAAACTCACATGACATTTATTCATCATAATTATCTCGGTGACATTGAATTAGAAAAGAAAGAAACAAATGGCATCCGTCTCTATAACGTTCCTAATGGAGATTGGGTGCCTTCTATTACGTCCGTAACTTCTTTTTATAACCGACAGATTTTTGTCAAGTGGCGAGAGCGTGTTGGCATTGAAGAAGCAAATCGGATTACTAAGAAAGCAACTGCTCGTGGAACAGATTTCCATGAAGCAGCACAAGCATATCTTGAGAATAAAGATCTGAATTGGGATGATTATCGTCCCTTAACTCAGTTTATGTTTCATCATGCCAAACCTTATCTTGATAAGATAAATAATATTCATGCTATTGAAAGAACTCTGTATTCGGAGTATCTTGGTTTAGCAGGAAGAGTTGACTGCATAGCAGAGTACGAAGGAGAACTAGCAGTCATCGATTTTAAAACATCTGAAAAGATAAAACCTGAAAAGTGGTTGGAGAATTATTTCGTCCAAGAAACATTCTATGCAGCTGCTTATTATGAACTAACAGGTATTCCCGTTAAAAAACTTATCACCCTCATGGTTACTCCTGGAGGTGAAGTCGAGGTATTTGACAAAAGGAATAAAGGGGACTATATTAAATTGTTAGTTCGGTATATTAAAGAATTTGTACATCACAATACTAGGTCAGAGAATGGAGAATGAACTAGAAAAAGAATTAGAAAAAAAGTTTTTCTGTCCCTCCAAGTTCGCTCAAGAAATTGAAAATCTTGTAAAAGATAATATTGACATGAATTATATCGATGCTATTATTCACTTTTGTGAAAAGAATAGTGTTGATTTAGAATCAGTTCCCAAACTGATTTCTAAACCCTTGAAAGAAAAACTAAAGTATGAAGCGATGGAACTTAACTTTTTAAAGAGGAGCTCCAGAGCGAAACTACCCCTTTGAGGAATGATGCCTTTTGATGCTTATAAACAATATCTTTCTTTGAAGAATCACTTCACGAAAGAGAAGTATGACTATCACAAGTATTGTGGTAAAAGTCGTGCTACTGTGCAGTCTTTCTACAAAAGAAAGGATAGATTTTGGTTTGAAAAACTTGCACGAAACAAAGACGACAAAGAAGTAATCGAGTTCTTTGTGTCTAACTTCATCACCTGTACGGATCCAAGTAAACTTTGGATAGGAGAAATGATAAGAGAAGGTGAAGATAGGTACACTTCTTGGAAGAAAAGAACTCAGTCACTCACATATCTGTTTAAAGAAGAAACTGAAAAAGTTTTCTCTGATAATAATTTTGATGCCATGTTTTCACTGGATGGTTCTCGTCATCCAGATATTCTAAAATCATATCTTAGAGATGAGATTTCAATCGAAACTCTAGTAATTCTTGATAGGATACTTGGGTTTAGAAAAGATTGGGACAAGAAATTATCTGATCCTGTGTGGGAAACCGTAAGTATGAGAATTAAAAAGTATTCTCCTTTCCTAAATATCGATGTATTTCGTTACAAAAAAGTTCTAAAGATGGTTGTTTTAGAGAAATGAGTTTCTTCGATTCAGATGTAGTTCGTGCCGAAATGGCAGAAATTAGTGAGTTACAAGAAGACATTTATAAAAATGTTTTCAAATTTGGTTACATGGATAAAGAAGAAAAATTATTTCATGTGAGTATGTTAGGAAGGTTGCTTGAAAAACAAAAAATTCTTTATACCAGACTAAGCCTTTCTGACGATCCTGAAGCAACTAAAATGAAAGAACAGATTATAGAATCTGCTATTGCAATGGGTCTTTCCCAAGATGTTGATATGAATATTCTCTTTGAGAACATGACTAAGATGCTTGAGAAAATGCGTGAACAGATTGACAGAACAGGTTCCGACCTGTAGAATAACGAAGTACACACAAGCCAAATACGTACAAATCCGAGGTAATCCGAATGTCTTTTGCAAATCTTAAGAAGCAGTCTTCTCTTGGTTCTCTCACCTCTAAACTGGTGAAGGAAGTTGAGAAGATGAACAATACTGGTGGCGGTGGAGATGACCGTCTCTGGAAACCTGAAATGGACAAGACTGGCAATGGTTATGCTGTCATCCGTTTCCTGCCCGCCCCTGAAGGAGAAGAACTCCCCTGGGCAAAGATGTACTCCCATGCCTTCCAAGGTCCTGGTGGTTGGTACATCGAGAACTCTCTGACTACGATTGGTCAGAAAGATCCTCTGGGCGAATACAATCGTGAACTGTGGAATAGTGGTCTTGATTCTGACAAGGACACTGTTCGTAAGCAAAAGCGTAAACTGTCCTACTATGCCAACATCTATGTTGTGCAGGACAAAGCAAACCCACAGAACGAAGGTAAAGTCTTCCTTTATAAGTTCGGTAAGAAGATCTTTGACAAGATCATGGAAGCAATGCAACCAGAGTTTGAGGATGAGACTCCTATCAATCCCTTTGACTTCTGGCAAGGTGCAAACTTCAAACTGAAATTGAAGAAAGTTGCTGGTTATTGGAACTATGATTCTTCTGAGTTTGATCGTCCTGGTCCTCTTCTGGACGATGATGATGCACTGGAAGCATTGTGGAAAAAGCAGTACTCTCTTGCTGCTCTGACTGCTGCAGATCAGTTCAAAACCTACGAACAACTTGAAGCACGTCTGAAGATGGTTCTTGGTAAGAAGTCTGCTCCTGCACGTTTTGATGAAGAACTGGAAGATGAGAGCGAAGGTCGTGGATCTTTCACTCCTAACTTTGAGTCCAGCAAAGCACCTGCAGCAGATTTCAACGCACCTGACATCACTCCTACCAATTCCTCTGACTCAGATGAGGATGATGCTCTGTCTTACTTCCAGAAACTTGCTGAAAGTTGACTATTGATATAATCTAATATTATCTGCTCTCTTCATGGTTCCGCTCATATATTGGGTGGAACCTTTTCTGTATGTCATAATTTCTTCCATGTCATCTTTAACAACATTAATATAATCTGGTTTTAGTAAAAATATATTTCTTTTATCATCTTCAATTAAAGTTTCATACTCATAGTTCGTAACGCTTTTCACTGGAGTTTTTGTGACTTGAGTCTGTAAATCGTAATCATAGAAAGTAATTTGATAGTCAGAATCTACTTGCAATCCTGCTGGTAAAACTATAGTATTTTGATTATCTCTGACTTCGGTTGTTTCATAATGATGTATTCCACTATAAACAGTATCATAGTTTCCATATTTGTTTAGTAAGTATTTGTCAAGGTCATTTTGTTGCATTGGCCATTCTGTTTGAATATTAACAATATTATTACAGACTAAAACTAACCAATCTAAATTGGAATCTCCATAAAAATCAAAGGCAACATTATCTGGTCTATCATTATTTTTAATTTTATACTTCGTAAAAAATGCAAGGTTTTGAAAGATGTCTTCTCTCAAGAAACCTCTTTTGAATAAGTTTTTTACTTTGATGAAATCGGAAATTTTAGAGTCAGGTAATCTACTAACATATTCAAAATCTGGAAGTTGACTGAAATAGTTTGACATTTTAGAAACCTATTGAATTCTGTTCATTTTGATAATCATCATTAAATACAGGCTCAAGTTCTTGAAATCTCATGGTCATTCTATATGCCACCATGGATCCATCAGTAAAAGTCGCATAATTTGTATTTGGTGTGTAGTCAATATTTAAACCCAATAAAGCACACTCTTTAAATTTATTTAATCCAAAATGCTCTTTTCCACTTTCTCCTCTATGTAAGTATGTAACTTTGAATGTATTAGGAGATTTTAAGAATAAATTTGCTTTAGTTCTAATTGGTGCCATCCCCTGTTTGAAAAATCTAATAATATTGATGACTTCTCTTGCTTCATCTGGATCTCTTGGAGCAAGTAAGAATGAGAAATCAAATGGTCTTAGAGTTGGATTTTTGAATAATAACTCCATGTTTGGATTTAAAATAGCACCCGTTGTTCTTGTTAAGAGTTGCTGTCCAATACCTGCAGCACTACCTGCAAAAGATGCTGCTATTGCGTCCTTAACCTCATTACTTCCACCAATAACATTTCCTATGGTCTGGGAAATAGAATTTGTAAGTCCTTCTCCACCTTCTTGTATACCACCTAGTGCAATTCCTGCCAGTGCTGCTTCAAGCGCATTCATTGATCCATCACCCCAACCAGTAGAATTGCTGTCTTTTATGCCACCTGGAATTGATAATATTGTTGACCCTAATGTTCTTGTGGAAGCATTACTTCTTTTTCCTGTCCCAAAAGCACCAGATTGAGTAAGGGGTTTTGGTGAAAACTCAAGCATGTCAAATTTAATTACATCTTGAGTTGTTTGTGCAATATCAATTGGATATCTTAATGGTGCAGTTTGTCCAGGAATAGATCGATTCGATCCTTCAGTACTTTCTTGATTTATTTCTCCCGCTGCAGTTGATGAAGAGGATTCACCATTTCCATTATTAGAATTATTTGCATTTGGATCTAGTTCTGCTTCAGTTTTGTTCTTTTCCCCTTGTTTTAACCCTGTTTTAGGATCAATGACCCCTGGTAGTTTTCCTGTTGTTGCAAGATAAGTTCTAGTGTTGACAGCGGAGTGTGTATTGATAATATTAGCTCTATCATTATTTAAAATTGATGTGTGTTCTTGTACAAAAATCTTTTGTACTTGGTCTTTCGATAGTCTAGTACCGTTTTTATTATTATACTTCCTTACAAATGCATCCTCTATAGTCCAATTATTGCCGATTGTACTTGCTTGAGCAATGACAGTCCTTCCAAATATACCTTCCTCTCCATACAAGAAAGCTGCGCCAGTATCAGTGTTTACTTCTAAACGACTAGGGATTCCAGCCACAGATCTTGAAGATGCTTTAATATTATCTGCCATCAGATGGGGGGTTTTTATTTATTTAGGACTATCTTTTCATAATCCAATGACAGTAAGTCATCAAGTTCAGTTCTATTTACAATATAAACTTGTGTTCCTAATTCTTCCCAAGTATATTGTCTATATTTTCTAAGATGAAAATTGAGACCGCGAAATCCCCAAGAAAATAAATCGGTTACAGCAACAAGTGGGTGTTGATCATAGGTAAGATTTGGGGTCTTTGCATAATATTTGAAGGTGCAGATATTTCCTTCATCAGGTATGGGTGTCACAGTATCATTTAGAGCATACATAATCAACTCCATTCTATCATCAAGATTCTTCTCAGATTGAAGGTCTTGTCTTATGGATTCGATACGGTTCATTTGATTCCTAGTTCGTCTTCTGTGATGATTTTAAATTTAATTCTTCGATCTTCACAAAATTCAACTGCTGCTTTCCATTTGGCTTGATTGACAGCATATGTTTTACACTCATAAAGATATGATTTTGTTTTTCTCTTTGGTGTTTTTGGTGGTCTAGTTTGTTTTTTGGGTTTGACTTCAATCACATAAGTTTTGATTTGTCCTGTGCTTTCTTTCACCTTAATAATAAAGTCTGGAAAATATCTGTGGACTCTATTATCAAGTGGAGAGATATACGGAATATAGAATTCTTCACTTCCCCACTCTAAAATACTTTCATTCAAGTCACACCATCTACAAAATTTTCTTTCCCATGTGCTTCTACAAATAATATTTGATGAATCTCCTTTATATTTGTTGGGATATGATGGATAATACTTACTCTTATTGCTTTCTGCCATACATAATATATAAGGTTAAAAACTATTTATAGATGCCTACCCCAAAGTCAGTTTCTGATATAAAATCAAATCTATTACGACCTGCTTTAACGTCTCACTTTGAAGTGAGTATTGGTGTACCTGAGTTTCTATCTGGATCTATGGATAGTTATACTCAAGAGAGATTGCATTTGCAGTGTTCTGATGCATCATTACCAGGATCTAGATTAGCAACGTTTGAAATTAATAATGATCACCATGGTGTCACTGAACGACATGCATATAGAAGACAGTTTGATGATAGAATTGATTTGACTTTTATGGTTGATGCTGATAATTATTGGCCAATCAGATTTTTTGAAACTTGGATAAAGGGTATTGTTGATGAAGATGATCTAGAAAAATCTAGTCAAACTGATTCTGCTTCTAGAAATTATTTTTATAGAGTAAAATATCCAGGAGGTCAGAAAGGATATTGTACTGATGGATTAGAAATTACAAAATTTGAACGTGATTATGAAACTAATTTTTTGACCTATAAATTTATCAAGGCATATCCATTTAGTATTAATTCTATGCCAGTTTCATATGATGGATCTAATCTTTTAAAATGCACGGTTGGATTTAGTTACGTTAGATACGTCACCGATAAATCAGTTTATGAAAAACCACAAGTAGAACCTGCAGCAATTCCTGCTCCAGGAGTTCCAGTTCCACCGACAGTATCTAATAGAAGAGAAGATATTGATATATGGGCATTGACAAATCGTGGCATGATTGGAAATGTAGGAACTGAAGCACAGAGAGATATTCTTGCAGATGTTGATAGATATTATAATACTGGAGCAAGAAGGAATCGCTTACAGAGTCTTGCCCAAAAGGGAGGTTATAGAGCAGGAACTAGTGGAGGATATAAAGGAGTTGCTATGCCTGGTCTCACTTTAAACTTTAAAGAAATACAATAAATACACTTACTGAAACTCTATAGGACATTATGCCTTTACCAAAGATTGCCACACCAAAGTATGAACTTGAATTGCCTTCGACAGGAAAAACGATTCAATATAGACCTTTTCTTGTAAAAGAAGAAAAACTCCTTGTCATTGCACTAGAAAGTGAAGATACAAAACAAATTACTACTGCAATTAAGTCTGTAATCAAGAATTGTATTTTAACTAGGGGAATTAAAGTAGAAGATCTTCCAACATTTGATATTGAATATCTTTTCTTGAATATTCGTGGCAAATCAGTTGGAGAAGAAATTGATATTAATATCATTTGTCCTGATGATGAGAAGACTGAAGTATCTGTAAAAATTAATCTTGATGATATTAAAGTAAGTAAAGAAAAGAATCACACAAATAAAATTAAATTAGATGATTCAATCATGATGGAAATGAAATATCCATCATTAGAACAATTTATTAAAAATAATTTTGATTTTGACAGTAAGAATGCAATGGATCAATCATTTGAATTGATCGCATCTTGTATCGGTACAATTTATACTGAAGAGGAAGCTTGGTCTACTGCAGATTGCACTAAGAAAGAAATAACAGAATTTTTGGAGTCAATGAATTCTTCTCAGTTCAAAGAAATTGAAAAGTTCTTTGAAACTATGCCAAAACTTTCTCATACTATTAAAGTTAAAAATCCAGAAACAAAAGTTGAGAGTGAAGTTGTTCTTGAGGGATTAGCAAGTTTTTTCGCGTAGCCCTCGTTCATATGAGTTTAGAGGGTTACTATAAATTAAATTTTGCCTTAATGCAGTACCATAAATACTCATTAACGGAGATTGAAAATCTAATTCCGTGGGAAAGAGACATTTATGTAGCGTTGCTAGAGCAACATCTTGAAGAGGAAAAGTTAAAGCAGCAGGCATCTAATGGATCTAGATGAACTTCTTAAATCGATAAGGGAAGAAGGTGAACCCAAGGGCGGACAGATAATTGCAGCCAAAAAGTTTTTTGGTGAGGATAAGTATGACAAATATTATCAAGAACTATTATCAGAGGGTAGAATTGAAGGGAGCAATTTATCACCACAAGAAAGAAAAGAAGGCGTAAAGGCATATAGAAAAAGTAAAATAGATTTTGAGACATTTGTTAATAGACTTGTAGATAGGAAAAAACAAGTTGATGTTAGTAAAGTAAACTCAACAAAATCTCTTAACAGAGGTGGAGCACTTGTAGTATCTAAAAGTTCTCAAATACAAACAAGTGCTTTTTTCAATAAAGAAGAAGAATCTGCAGAAAATATAGATGACATTCTTAAAGGTATTGATTCAATTATTGAAACTTTACGGAAAGAAGAATCTTTAAAGAAAAAGGCAGCAGATGAAGAAAGAAAACGATCAGAAAGAAAAGGTAGATCGGCAAAAGAAAAAAGATTAGAAAATAATACATTCAAAAAATTCACTGAATCTACTAAAAAAGTATTGGAACCAGTGAAAAGTATATTTGATAGACTATTTAATTTTGTATCACAGATTTTAATTGGAAATATTTTAACAAAAATAGTTGATTGGTTTAGCGATGAGGGCAATAAACAAAAACTTAGTGCAATAGGAACATTTTTAGAGAAGACTTGGCCAGCACTTTTGGGAACGTATCTATTATTTGGAAATAGTTTTGGTAGGTTTGTCGCCAGAATAGTCGGAATGACTTTGAGATTTATTCCAAAATTAGCAGTGGCGTTTACTAGGTTAGTTGCGGCACATCCATTAGCAGCTGCTGCACTTGGTGTAGGTGCTCTTGGTGTTGCTGCTGTGATGCAAAATCAATCGGGAACTGCAGTGATAAAGGATCCTGAGGATCCAGAAAAATCTCAAATGGACGAGACAAGAGAATTTGGAGGAATGACTGGCGCTCCAATTAGTGCAGATATGTTAGGTTTTAGTGGAGGTGGAGAAGCACAAGGCACTGATGTTATTCCTGCAATGCTTACTCCTGGAGAATTTATTATGAGTCGTGGAGCTGTTGAAGCTTATGGACTCGATTTTATGGAAGGAATTAATGCATCTGCTGGTGGTACAAATAAACCGAAAAAGATGGGAGGCACTACCTATGCGGCAGGTGGTGGTTCTATAGATGAAATGTCTAGACAACAGCAAGCTGCTATGGAAAGTAGAAGACAAAATGATAATAGAGAATGGTGGGATTTCTTAGGATTGGCAGGAACTGGTAATAAGGCAAAAAGTTCAGAGGGAAATGGTCTTAGGGGTTTAACCGCTCAAGATTATAGAGATCTTGCTTTTATTGTAAGTGCTGAAGCGCAAAGAGGAACAGATGATGAATATGGAGTTGCAGCAGCTATTTTGAATAGAGTTGCCGATCCTTCATGGCCAAATACTATTAAAGCAGTTGGATCTCAAGCGGGACAATTTGAAGCAGTATTTACTGGTAAGGCATATGATGATCCCGCTTTGGCTGAAAAACTAGCTTCTGAAGAGGGTCAAATAAAAATTGCAGGTGCATTGAATAAACTTCAAGGAAGAACAGATTTTAAAGGTACTAGTCAGTATGCAAATATGGGTCAGGGTGATATTAAATTTTCAAATAGAGGTAATTTTTATCACTATAAAGAACAGGTTGGAAAGGATGATCCTCCTCCTTCACCACCACCTTCTTACTATAAGAAGTTCATTGGTCCAGGTGGATCAGGTATAACATTAGCGGGAACTAGTTCTTCTGGTGCCTCAGCAAGTAGTGCTTCAGCGGGTAATACTAAAAAAACAGATTGGTCTAAAGTTAAAGGAATTAGTGGCGCATTTGAATCTGTATCTGGAACGAATAGAGGAATTGCGTCTGGAAGAATTGGTAATACCGCACCAAAATTAAATATACCAGCACCTCCGCCTGTGAGATCTGGTTCTGTAGTTTCTACAGTAAGTCAATCAGAATCATCTTCTGGCGATTCGCCATTAGGACCAAATTCTAATTACATACCACCTATTCCAATTCCACCTCCTTCGCTTTCTAAAGCAAAGATTTTAGGTGTATCTATTTGAGGATTAAAAAATGGCACTTAGTACTCAAAAGTTTTTACCTCAAGCAAAAATTAGTTCTCTATCAATTTCAAAACCGACTGCGGTTAGATCTGTTGGATCTTCAGTAACCAATAAAAAAACATTTGTTATAAAAGAAAAAGTTATAGAGATTGATAAGATATTAAAAGGTACTCTTGCATCTGAAAAGAAAGAAATAGATAGTAAAAAGAGACAAGATGAAAAAGAAAAACGTCAGAATGCGGAGAAAACTTTAGAAACTTCTGAAGAAAAGAAATCTAAGGATACTAAATTAAAAATTCCTAAAGTAAAATTTTTTGACAGAATCAAAGATTTTTTTGGAAATATTTTAATGGGATTTATTCTGACTAGACTAATAGAATATGCTCCTATTATTGAAAGATTTTTACCAATAATTGAAAATACTTTTAACTTTATAACAGATTTTGTTATTGGAATTATAGATGCTTTAGGTACGTTTTTATTGTGGGGACAGAATGCCATTGATGGCACAAGAAATTTTATTGGTGATAAGTTTGGAGACGATGCCGTAAAAAATTTTGATACTCTTGGAGATAATTTATTTAAACTTTTGAATGCAATTGTTTTGATAGGTGCCACCTCGGCAGCAATGCGTGACCCAAGACCTAGAACTGGAATTGATGGATTATCAAGAGGTCGAACTGGTAGAAGTGTATCAAGAAGCGTTGCCCAAAGATATGCTCGACGATATGGTCAGAGAGCAGCAACAAGAAGATTTGGTAGACAAGCAGCACAATCACTGGCAGCAAGAACATTAGCAAAAAGATTTGTTAGTCCCTTTGTTAGGAGAATACCAATCCTTGGTGGATTAATTGATTTTGCACTGAATTACTTTGTATTTAAAGAACCAGTAGGAAGAGCAGCATTCGCAGCGATTGGTGCTACAATTTTTGGTGCTCTCGGTGCTACTGCTGGATCTATTATTCCTGTTGCAGGAAATTTTGTTGGTGGTGCGTTGGGTGGTCTTGCTGGTGATATTGCAGGTAAATGGTTATATGATACATTCTTTGACAAGAAAAAACCTGTAGAGGATCTTGATGAGGAACCTGAAGATTATACTCGCGCAGGAACTAATATTGGAATTCCATCTGGATCAGCAACAAATCTTGCAGGTGAAGCAGGAAAATATATACAATCAAAACTTTCGACCCCAAAAGACTATCAAGCAATTACAGAACATCCTGATTTTGGTGGAGTAAGAGGGAAACACTCTGCAAATTCTTGGCACTATAAAGGTAGAGCACTTGATATTGGTGCTTGGACATATGAACAAGGTCCTATCTTGAAAGTAATTGAAGACTTCAATAAAATGAAGGGAGTTTCTCCAGTAGAACTTATTCATGGTGGAACTGATCCTGCTGGTCATGGAGACCATGTTCATGTGGCATATGCAAAAGGTGGCGAAACCCTAGGATATCCTCACCTTGCTATGCTTGGTGAAGAAGGAAAAGAAATTGTTATTGATGCTGACAGTCAAGGACCTGCTAGAGACATGTTACTTGCAATCAACCAAGCAGAGGGATATGATGGCGTCATGCAGGCGATACGAGATTATGCTCCATATGAGGCATTATCCTCACAGGTTGTTATTGTAGAAAAAATAAAAGAAGTGGTAAAACAAACTCCATACAGTGAAAAATCTTCCATGTATCTTAATTTTAGTGCATCCAGATCTGAGGATCCTTTTGAGTTCCTCGCTTCTCAAGGTTAAATATAATTAAGAGGTATAAATCAATGTCAGAAAGTATTGTATCAAGACAAACAACACCTGCTTCTATCGAGAACATTGCAATTACATCTAATGAAGGTACATTAGATGCAAATCTCCTAACAGGTATTGTAAACCTTTCTTATTATGAAAGTGTGTTGCATGATAATGTAAGTGCAGTTGTTACTTATGCAGATACTGGAAATTCGGTCAATAATAAAACTGTATTGGAAGGTTTACCAATTGTAGGAACAGAAAAAGTTTCTCTTAAGTTTAAAGATAATAATGATAATATAATAGAGTTTTCTGATAAGAAAAATAACCCACTCTATGTAAATAAAGTCACTCCTCTTTCTGAAGACACGAGAAAGTCGATGGTGAGATTAGATCTAACGTCTAAAGAATTTATTTTGAATGATAAGGTAAGAGTTTTTGAGAGATTCGATGGCAAACTTTCTAACTCTGTTAGAAAATTATTGACAGATAATAACTACCTTGGAACTCAAAAAAATGTAGACATTGAAGAAACATCTAATAATTTTAATTTTGTGGGGGATAATAAGAAACCCTTTTATCTAATTAACTGGTTGTCTAAAAAAGGTATATCATCCGAGAATCAAACAAAGGGCGATAGTGCTGGTTACTTTTTATTTGAAACTGCAGAGGGATTCAAGTTTAAATCAATTGATGGGTTACTTGGTCAAGAAAAAAAGAAGTCAATCATTTTTAATCAAACTAAAGATTTACCTGCAGGATATGATATAAAAGCACTTGAATATAGTCATGATAATAAAATTAACGTTCAGGAAAAATTGAAGATGGGATCATATTCTACAAGAACTATTCTGTTTGATCCTTTCACTTTACACTATGAAGTTTTGACACCAAACTTTATAGAAAAAGAACAGTCTCTTACTCTTGCTGGGAGGTCTTTACCTAAATTGAATCAGGAGTTTACTAGAGATGGAAATAATAAAGAGTTTTCCAGAACTTCATATTTTGTTTTAGACAAAGGTACTCTTCCTTCTGGGAATACGCAACAGCAAATACAAAAGTCACGAGAAGAAAACTTTGAATACAGGGATATTGTAAATCAGGCAAATATGAGATATAATCAGTTCTTCTCATCCCAAGCAACTGTAACTCTTCCTGGAGATTTTTCTCTACATGCAGGAGATGCAGTATTTCTGGATGTACCAGAACTTGATGTTGAGGGATCTGATGAGGTTAGTAAGGAAACTGGGGGTCTATATATTATAATAGATTTATGTCACTATATTACCCCAAAGGAAACTTATACTAAGTTAAACCTAATGCGAGATTCTTTTGGTAGAATCGGAAACCATACATCTAACAACAGAAAACTATGACTGATCGAAGCATTCAACAACACATCAATGACGATAAAGATATGCTGGAGAACGGAACTCTGTCTCCACAAATGCGTCGTCATGTAGCAGACGAACTAGATCATCTTGAGTTGTATCAAGCGAATCATCCCGATGATGATCATGATCCAACAGCATTCGAAATGTACTGCGATGAGAATCCAGAAGCTGACGAGTGTAGAATCTACGAGGATTAATAATTAATGGAAGGAGGATCTTTATTTAATCCTGGATTTTTAGGAGGTAGTTTTTTATGGTGGATTGGTCAGATTGCTGACGACTCTACCTGGAGAGACAACATGCTTTCAGGTAAGCATGAAGATCCAAACAGTATTCCTGGATGGGGTAGAAGATATAAAGTAAGAATCATGGGACTCCATGATCAAGGTGAAAATGAAATCCCATCGGATCAACTTCCGTGGGCAAATGTAATGTATCCCATCACTGCGGGAGGCGGGCAAACAAATTCTGGACAGACATCAAACCTTCGTCAAGGAATGATGGTATTTGGTTTTTTTCTAGATGGACAAGACCAGCAAGTCCCTGTTATTATGGGTGTGCTTGGAAATAATGCACAAACTCCACTTGCAACTAAAATTGGTGACAACAGAGTTAGTAATACGCAACCAGGATCTTTAGCGACAAGTGGTTATGCGTCTGGAACTTCTCCAAAAACAGGATCTGCAAAGGAAAGAGTCCCTGATGAGGGTCTCATAACGACAAAACCAAAGACTCCAGAGCAAGCAAAAGAATGCGCTACAGTTCCTTCTGGGGTACAGGTAAACGCTTTTGGGTTGAGGTCTGATCTTCCTCTCACTTCACAGCAATTTGGAGATGCTCAAAGTGCTAGAGTAGAAGCGGAAGAAAGAGGATTATCTGGTGCTGAAAGAGATGAACTGGTTCAGAGAAGAGTTGCCGAAGGTATAAAAAATAGATGCCAACAAGCAAATAGTTCTTCATCACCAACACAACCTGGAGTTACAAAGGAAAATGTTGATGCTGTACATGAACTTTCAGTAGCTGATATAAACAGATCTGAAAAATATAAAGAAAAAATTGTTTTATTGAAACCCGATCCAGATGCTTTCCTAGAATCATCCATGAAAGGAATGCAAACTGAGATTGATAATTTTACTCAAAAATTAGATAAGTATCTAAGTTCTTTGTCCAGTTATGTTGATGCAGCCTCTAGTAAGATAGGTGATATTAAAAGGTTGATGCATAATATTGCATGTCAAATTGCAAAATATATGAAACCTTTATTTGATAGACTTATGGAATACGTTTTGAAAGTATTAAATGAGGCATTATCAAAAGCAGTTTCTGCTATGCCGTCAAGTTTCAGGTATATGTTTGCTGATGTGAAAGAGATTCTTACTGAATTGTTTATGTCTTTATATGGAAAAATGACAAGTGGTCTTTGTGATCTTATTGAGGGTGTATTAAGTAACACATTCAATCTCGATCAATTAGAATCTGCTGCAAGAGATAATACTGATGGATCTTTTTCTAATAGGAAAAAACCAAAAATACCAGCTTGCTATGCAGAAGATATTGCTGGTCAAGTAATGTCTGCAAATAGAACACAAATAAATGATTATAATCAAACAATTTTTGAAAATGTAAGTGGATTTTTGACTGACATTGAGCAACAAATTGCAGGTGTAGGAGGAAGTCTTGATGATGTTTCGAATCAATTGAGTTCCATTAGTGGTAATATTTCTTCTGCACTTAATTTTACAAATCTTGTTATAAATTTATTTGGTTTTGAATTGAAACCAGAAGAAGCAGTTTCTGATTTCTATCAATTCGCTGCAGGAAGTCTAGGTCAAAAAGAACCACAAAAACCAAATATTAAATCCATTGCGGATTCTGCTGTCTTACCTACAAACATATCTGCTAAACCTGGTGTACCATTTGTTGAACCAACTAAAGAACAATCTGATGTTGTGTATTCGTGATAAATATCTCCATGAAGCTGGGTAGTAAAAGCATAAATGGCGACTCCAGGAGAAATTAATTTTAATTTATTTCAAGAAACTTCCAAGGATAATATCCGTGTAGGATATATTTCTACGGATAGAGGATTTATTCAGAATGTATCTGTTCCTGATGCAAATTGTTATGCAAAGAAAAATCCAGGAACAACTTTTATTCTCAACAACAGAGACGGAGTAAGATATTTAAACATTAATGATGTTAATGCTTTAACTATTGAAGATATTGAACCTAAGAAGACTGCTAATAATGGAAATTGTAATCCCGTTATTGGATTAAATGAGATTGATAGATTATCTGGAATTAGTGGTTCTGGTGGTTTTGATGATTATAAAACCAGAGTACACTTTTTTGGCGGTGGTGGTATTGGTGCAAAAGGAAACCCCGTAATTGGTTCAGATGGATCTTTACTGGCAATTGATTTAGAGTCTGGTGGATTTGGATATAAGTATGCTCCATATGTTAAGGTAGATGATGATCTTGATATTGGAAGTGGAGCAGTAACTCGTGCTATTCTTTGTGAAGTAGAGTCCGTAACTCAATACTTTTCTACAGAAAAAGATTTTGAAGAATATTTTTGTCCAGATGAAGATGAAGTGGGATTTGGTCAGAGATTTACACCCGAAGGAAAAGTTCTTGGCGATTGGAATCCTAGAATATATGCCAATACAGATAAAAATCCTTTTCGAAGAGAAATTGATAAGTACCAAAGATTTTTATCACAAATCACAAAACCTTGGTGGAATACTAGAAAAGAAGTCCCATTAAATGTCACTTCTCCAACCTCTAAAAATAGAGTAAGATATAACTCCAAGCATCCTGCTTGGAGTGACTTTATGAATAGGTATAGCATTTCTCCAGTACCACCAACAAATAGGGCAGGTAGTGATTTTGCAGGAATTCCTTACACTTTTGAGTGGGAAGAAAATTTTCCATTTGATGGAGAGTATGTATTCAGAGGTGCTTGTGACAACAAAGGTCAACTATATCTTGATAATAGTAAGGTAATGGACCTTGGTGGATTCAAGGGAAATGGATCCAAATTTAAAAAATTTATGAAATCTGGTGTTCATAAAATCAGATTAGATTTACTTAATGTTCCTATTAAAGAAACAGTAAAAGGAACAGATGGTTCTCAAAATATCTTTAATACCTTAGATTCTATTGATAAGGCGGATAGAAGACTCTGGAAAATGAATCCAGGTTCAAGAAGAGGGTCTGACTTCTTGAATCGATTTGGTGTTCTTCCTTTTGATCCAGGAAAAGAAGTAATACAAGACGTTCCTGCTTCTAATACAAGATTAGAAAAACCCCAAGTAAAACTTGTAAGTGATGGAAGAAATTTAAAATTAAAGGTTACAGGTACTGGACAAGTCAAAGTTAATTTTAAATTAAAAGTTAATGACAACCTTAGAACTTCAGGAGTATTTGCAAAAGAAGTTATTATCGATACAGATACTGATCAAGTAACACTTAAAAGAGATATTAAAACTCGACAAGCTGGTAGAGGCACTTATTTGAGTGGTAAAAAAAGAGAAACCATTTATGGTAGTGGTGTTTTTACTGCAGGTAAAACTTATGATATAAAAGTTATTGGTGGAAGTCCAACTAGCGGATTCAAAAGTATTGATTCTAGGAGTATTGGATTTGATGATGATATTAACAATGGATTTGATCAAAATGGTCTACTAGAAATTTTGAGCACTAAAGCAGTAAGAGTTCCAACTAGTAGAGCACAAAAAACTAACTACCCAAACAAAACATCAGATTCTTTTGCTGGCACTCATCTGATTAGATGGGAAAAAGTTGATTTCCCGATTGATGGAAACTATATTATTGAAGTAATGGCTGATGATAATGCGAAAATTTTTATTGGAAATAGATCTGGAGGAGGAAGAAAAGAAATTGGAAATGGATTGAGAAGTGTTACTAGGGGTGGAGATGAAACAATAATTACAAAGATAGGATTTAGTGGTCCAGGAAAAAGCACTGGTAAAAGTTCTTATACGAGATACTTTAAAAAAGGTAGTTATAGAATTAGAGTTGAATTACAACAAAAACCAGGTAAAGGATTATCTGATGGAAACCCTATGGGCGTTGCAATCAATATCTCTACTGAGAATGTAGACACAGTAGTAGTTTCTCCTAAGTCTTGGACGGTAAATCCGATGGGAGTTGCTCTCACGATTGATGCACCCCTTCCACCAATTCCTCAAGAACCCATTCCTCAACAGGAAGGAAGATGTCCAAATAATCCAATTTGGACAACTAGATTTCCTGGAGCATCATCAAGATGGTGGCCAGTTGTAGATACTCTTGGTAGGTGGGGTAAGTTTCAAGATAGATATGCTATTTCTCCTGTTCCTCCTCTTGCAACAAAAGGAACAGATAATGGTGGGGTTGTTTATAGTAATAGATGGGATATTGAAATCCCATATGAAGGTTTCTATGGGCTTCAAGGAACGGTTGATAATGCTGGAAGAATACTTATAGACGGAAAAGAACAATTAATAGGTGGGTATTTCTCTGGAGCAAAATTTGGAGGAAAATCATTACAGGGATTTAAAACTGAAAATCCTAATACCAAAAAAATATTCCTTTCTGAAGGAAGGCATACTATTGAAGTTCAACTTGAAAACTATTCTCAGGAGATAACAAAAACTGTTAGAGGAGTTGTTTTTGATACAGCAAAATGGGCAACAGCAGCTAAAACTTCAATTAGCAGAACCAATGTTAATTTCAATATTAATAGTTCCGCAAAGTATTCTAATAGAATTAGAATACCTGATATTGGATTGGACGTTGGTAAATCATATGGAGGATCTCAGATAAGGTCTAGTGTTACAAAGGAAGTTGAAGCTGGAAGAGTATATACGGTCGAAGTCTTTAGTCCAGAGAGTAAGTCAGGAGTTAGATTGAGAACTCGCGGAGGAGTTCTTCAAACAGAAGAGGCAGGAGATAATGATTGGTCAGATTTAACTTGTGCAGCAAGCAAGGGAAGATTTTTTGATTTCAAACAAGGAGCAAATAAAGCAACTTGTAAATTTATAGTTGATGGAGATACAAAATTAAAAGGAGGAACTGCTGGTGGTGCTACCAGGAATGGAGTTACTTATAGCGGTCCAAGATTATCAACTTATCTGAAAGGTAGATTGGGACCTTTTATTACTCCAGCATATAAAAATGATGAAGATTACTTGGCAAATTTCCAAGGAAAAACTTGGCGTATGAAGTGGACTAATGTTGACTTTCCTACTCTAGGTAAATATCAAATTCAAGTGGAAGGTGATGATGTAGCGAAAGTTTTTGTTGATGGTATAGAAGTTGCAGTGGCAAAAACATTTGAAGGTATTGTTACTAGAGAGTTCACTTCAAATATTGGAAAGAAAACAGTTGAAATTGAACTGTTTAATCAGGGTGAACAGCGGGGACCTTTTGCAACAAATCCTACGAATGTAGCATGTAAGATTACAACAGATGTCAAAGTTTCTGATGGCACTCAATCATGGAAGTTAAATCCAATGGGTATTTCTGCAATACTTATACCACCACCATGTCCAAAAGAAGTTAGGGGACAAGGTATTGTCTGTAGAGTGGATGTTGATGATCCAGGAAATGGATATGTTGCGCCGCCAGGAGAAGGTTATCCAGTTGCATTAAAATTAAGAAGCATTGAAGTTGAAAATCCAGGAATCAACTATAATTGTGGTGTAGATCAACTTCAAATTACTCCTAGTAATGGTGCTATTCTTGATTATGAGTGTGACCCCTTCGGTAAAATAAGAAAAGTAAAAGTTTTGGATGGTGGATTTGGATTTACACAATATCCAGAAATTACAATGGTTTCTGATACAGGAGTAAATGCTAGATTCAGACCACAATTCGAAGTCATTCGCGATCCAATTGCTGAACCAGAGAAGTTGATTCAGGTCACTGATTTGGTTGGTCTTGAGCAGACTGGTTATGTTGAGGGAAGACCATACTATGGCGCAGTATTTTACAAAGATGGAATACGTTATGCTGGTTATTATGAAACTCCAGGAGATCTTGTTCAGGTCTATGACACTTTACAAGAAAGCATCGATGGAGTTGTTACTACGAAACCATCAGCAATTCAGAGGCAGGGTACGAACATTCAAAGCAACGATCCTCGCCTCAATATTCCAGGTACTCCAGAGAATCTTACATAAAGTCGTTAAATAGTTACTACACAAATAATATAACTAGATGCCAATCTCTGCAAATAGTTCGAAGTCGCTTGACAGAATACCTAGAGCTAATCCATCAAAAAATCCAACAGATACGGCAAAGACAAATTATGATGCTGTAAGATATGGAAATAATCATGGATCTATTTCTTTTGGTCATATTCATAAAGAAGGTGATGTAACATCATCTGTTCTCTTACAAGGATTTGATGGAGAACATTCTATTTGTCTGGATGAAGATGGACAAAGAAAAGGATGGACATCATCTATTGCTCCTGGAAATTTTCAAGTAGAGTGTGGAAGTGCTAATGAGCAAAGTCAAGACAGCTTGATATTAAATGCAAAGAATGGTAATATCGTTATTGTAGCGACTAATGGCAAAATTAGAATGGAAGCGGACGATATTGAGTTCGTTGCTAGAGGTTCTGATGGAAGTCAAGGCAATATAAAAATGACGGCAACAGAAAATTTTTACTTAGATGCTAAAAAAGTTCTGATTAATGCTAAAAGTTTTATTAAAATTGCATCTCCAGGAACATGTGAAATTTGTGCTAATAGTGTATTAAAAATTTATGGATCTATGATTCGTGGAATTAGTGATGCCTGCGGTAAAAAAGATTCAAAAGTTGGAGGAAAAAAATTCCAACAAGAATGTGTCAAAGTATAAGGAGTAACAAATGTCTTTTAATTTAGACGATGCAAATGTAGGAGGACAACTAAAAGTAGGAACTGGTATTGTTCCTGCTATAGGGGAGGGTGATAGGAAGATCAATGGATCTGCTTTTGCTGAAGGTCCTGTTGTTTTTGGTGCTCCAACGGAATTTCCAACTGCATATGCAACTGTAAATATTGGTCCATTATCTAATGCAGATCCTGATGTAAAACCTCCCTTGATCCCTGGTGGACTATGCAGTGGAGTGAATAATCCTTACTCTCTTGCCGTTTCAGGTGCTGCCGGATTCTTAGGACCTCTAGATGCTGCACAGAACATAGGTTGTGGTGGGAATGTTATTGCTCAGGGAGAAGTTATGTCTCGATGCGGTGGACATATTCTTTCTGCTAAAAAGAATTTTGATATTCCTCATCCAACAAAAGAAGGATATAGACTTCGACATACTTGCCCAGAAGGACCAAGTAATGACGTTTATTATAGAGGGAAGGTGTTAAATAAAACTGAAATATTACTTCCAGAATATTGGAAAAAATTAGTTGATCCATCAACAATTACAGTCAATCTAACTCCAATCGGAGCCCATCAAAATGTAATTGTGAAAAGGATTGTGGATAATAAAATACATTTACAATCTCATGGTGGAATGCCCATTAATTGCTATTTCCATGTATTTGGAACTAGAGCAGATGGAGAAAGACTCATTCCAGAATATGAAGGTAGAAGTCCTGGAGATTATCCTGGTGATAATAATCAGTATTCTATTTCAGGTTACCACTACGACGTAAAGTAAAATGACAGCAGGAAAATTTATTCCAAAAAATTCAAATACCTCTCACTGCGGAGATCAATCAACATTTGGTAGATTGTCTACCAGATATGATTATCCTGTAAAAGGAATCACAGAGGATGATGATTACCCAAAAGATGCATGTCAACCTTGGTTACATTACAACATGAGAATTGGTAATATTCAAGCTGATGAAGGAATTATTGCACAAGGTAATATTCGTTCTGCAACTTTAATTCAAGCACCTCGTTTTCAAGGAGGAAATTTTACTGGAACTTTCCAAGGAACGATTAATCCGCAATCTTGGAAAGGATTTGATATTAAACATCCCAATAAAGAAAATTATAGACTTCGCCATATTTGTCTTGAAGGACCAGAAGCAGGTGTATTTTATAGAGGTAGACTTACTAATTCAAATGTTATTAATCTTCCAGAATACTGGAATGGTTTGATTGATCCTGAGACGATCACAGTTTCTTTAACTCAAATAGGAACATCTCAAGATTTAATTGTAGATAAAATTGAGTGGGGGCAAAAAATTATTATTAAATCCGGAAATGCAACGAAAATTGATTGTTATTATGTCATCCATGCAGCAAGAACTGATGGAGAACCATTGATTGTTGAATATGAAGGTCAAACTCCAGCAGAATATCCTGGTGATAATTGCCAATATTCTATCTCTGGTTATGATTACGATGCTCGTGGAAATAAAAATACTCAGGAGGATGAGAATAAATGACATTTTCAAATCCATTTAAACCAACTACTGTAGGCGGCAGAGCAGCGAGAACTTTATATAAAGATATACATGATGATAATGAATTTCAAGGTGTCGCTGGAAGTTCTGGTGTTATTTCTCCAGGAAATGCGTCTGCCCCACAAAAAACATCTGCAGATTATGAGGCAGAAGATCAGGAAGAAACTAATAATTATCGAGTTGCACTTTCGGCAACGGATTCTCATGCTTTAGGCAAGCTCACTATTTTGAATAGGAAAAAGCAAGAAATTGTCGATATTATGAGCACAGTATTTACGAGTATTAATAATACTGGAGTAAATTATCCTTCTGCAAATGAAAGATTAGTTTCAAGTACTGGTAGTGTAAGTGATAGTACAGGCGAAAAAGTTACTTACATGGCAGGTATTTCAACATTCATTTATCCTGATGGTTGTGTATCCACTGGTGCTACAGATCCTACATGCATCTCTGGATCCAACTGCTGTTTAGTCGGCGTTAGAGCAGAAATTTATCCAGATATTATTGCGGCGTGGCATTATCCAAATGTAGAAAGTCTTTCTGTAGGAGAAGCATTTTATAAAGAAGGTGAGTCATATGTAAAGGTTACAAGTTCAAATCTTGGGATAGGTGTTTCAGCATATGAATTTGGAGACGCTGCAGGAAATACAGATTATCTTAATTTGGTCACATCAGGATCAAGTCTTGGATACTATTATTTCTTTTCAAATTTAAGTTCTGTTAATTCAGGAGCTGCTACATCAATTACAAATCTTGTTTCTGATATTGAAAGTTTAAGAACAGAAATTAATAATCTTTATACTGATTCTACTAATGGAACAAATAAAATGAGAGCATTGAAATCAAGATCTAATGTTAATTTATGGTTTGAGAAAAAAGGACAAGCAGGAAATAATCAAATTACAAATTTCCAAGATGGTCTCGATGGTCTGAATCAAAACCGACAAATAATTCAAGACTATAACTCTTGACAAGTGAAGTGGTTTCAATTATTCTTGTAAAAGTATAAGGTGGTACATAAATGGCAACTATTGAAGAAGAATATAAATTATTTCCAACCTTAGTTTGGAATGTTGACTGTTCTGAGTTATTGCCTGAGGTTACTGAAGTTATTAAGAAAACTCCTTGGATGAAAAACAATCCAGGAGTTTCTGATGGATTTTTAGTTTTGAAAAAATATAAACAACTGACAAAAAAATTTGAAAAAATTATTAATTTTGTACTAGATGACATTAAATATTGTGTGTCTATGGAAATGACTACAAGTTGGTTCACTAACACAGAACCAGGGAGAAGAGTGGAAGAGCACAATCATAATAATAGTTTTTGGAGTGCAGTTTTTTATTTACATGACGCTTCTCCACTTATTCTTTTAAAAGGTAATACAGGTATTGAAGTTCCATTTACTACGACAAAACTAGATTTAAGGATGCATGGAGGGGTTCCAATCAACGCTAAGAAAGGACACATGATTATTTTTCCGTCAAGTGTGAGACATGCCAGTGAATTTAATAACACACCATACTCTAGGCATTCTTTAGCGATGAATTTCATGCCAAGTTCTCAGGTCTTTCAGTTTGATTCTTCATATCATTATGGATCAGATTCTTTCAATGTCAGTAAGATGGGTTCTAAGCTTGACAAGGGATTTGGATAGTCCTATAATAAGCAGGTAAACAGATGAATCCTATGCAAGACGAGTTTCTAACTAGGTGTGTTGTTGATCCCGTGTCCCGCAAATTCTTTCTCTATTCTAGTGAGGGAGAAGAGCGTGTAGTAGAATGCGAAACCGTGGATCAATTCATGGCAGTGCTTGAGTTATGTCGCAATCTTTTGGGTGATGATATCCTTAAGTATTCTGACCCCCTAACCAAAATCGACCTTTGATTCCATTTTTGGTCGAAAAAAATCCCGGCAAAAATTTTCACCTGTAGGGTTTTCAACAATGATTCACCACAAACCTTCTCTATACAAAGAAATTCTTAAGTGCTATGAGTATGAGACCAGAAACACGTCGATCCATGGAAATGTTATTTGCGGCAAAATGGAACTTGCCAAAAGCAGCAAAAAATGCTAATCTTACTAATAAGGAAATGAAGATTACATTTAACGAATACTGTGCTTTTCATCCTCCTATCTACGATAGACTAGGTAATTATATCGGAGAGTAATCTCCTTTTTGCGCGAGTGTGGTGGAATCGGTAGACACACCAGACTTAAAATCTGTTGACTATTACAGTCGTGCGAGTTCAAGTCTCGCCACTCGCATTTACCCTAAATATTTTCAGGGTAAACTTAGTCCCATGAAATACCACATAGACACAAAATATGCTTGGTATGATCATCACGAAGGAAGTACATTAATACTGTTATATTTCATTCAAAATGTACCTTTTACATTTGATGAACTTCCAGAGATTGCCAAGTCACATCCAGAAGTAGTAACACTTGCTGACCAAGAGAAAAGGTGGGAACCAGAAGAACTATATCGTTCTTCCATGTATCTCATGGCAGAAGAGTGTCATCCATTAATGTTTGATTTGGAGTTAGAAAACCCAGAACTACTACCTGTAGATTGATCGCCAACTTAGCTCAGCTGGATAGAGCAGGGTTTTTGTAAAGCTCAGGTCAACGGTTCAAGTCCGTTAGTTGGCTTATTAAGGAGAAAAAAATGGTTATAAATCTTTGGCACAATAGCGCGATGAAACAATGGAGATGGACTCTCTCCAATCCCAAAAATTTAGATCAGCACTCTGGAACACAAGAAAATATCAGAGATGCAATGAATGATATCGCAACCACCGTAGAATATTTAATGAATGAAAAAGATGTCAATATGGACATCAAAATTCCAGAATGTGATCAGTGAAATCAGATTTTTATATTGATAGAGTAGATAAAGATAGTTGTAAACCCTTACTCTATAAACATCACTACCTGAAAGATGAATCAAAAGATTTTAAGTCAGGTTATAACTATGGACTTTTTAGACACACCGACTGGGACTGCCCTCTTAATATTGGTGGGTGCCTTGCCGTATGTATTTTTACTGGGCTCCCTGTTCCTGAAATCGCTAAGGGAGCATTCGGACTAGAAAGAGACGAACAAGATGGATTATTTGAATTATCCAGATTATGTGTTGATCCAGAACTCCAAAAAGAAGAGTATAATATTACCTCTTGGTTCGTCAGTCGTTGTATAAAGAGGTTACGTAAAGATGCAAATGTTCGATCGCTTCTTAGTTACGCTGATTCTTCTCATCATGATGGAATAATTTATCGGGCTTGTAATTTTAAATACTATGGTTTGACTGATCCTAAAAAAGACTTTTATTATAGTGACGGAACCAAACATTCTAGAGGAAGTATAAAAGGAATCGAGGGGAAATGGAAGAATAGAACTAGAAAACATAGATATATGATGGTATTTGATAAGTCATTAAATATCTTGTGGAACGAAGAAAAATATGGTACAATTTAAGTTCCGTGTGAAGGAAGACGTACTTAATGTGCATATAAGCATTCAGGAAACTGGATGCTTTTTTATTACTAAATAATCCATAACGGAACTATAAGCACTAATAAGATGGGTCTTTCCAGATTAGATAATTTTCTGAAGTCTTCGCGTGGTACTATTCTTTATGTCGATCCAAATAGTTTGGATGCTACAGATAGTATAGAAAATCAGGGCAATTCTTTAACACGTCCATTTAAAACAATCCAACGTGCTTTAATTGAAGCAGCAAGATTCTCATATCAAAGAGGTCTTGATAATGACAGATTTGGAAATACAACTATTTTACTATATCCAGGTGATCATATCGTTGATAATAGACCTGGATTTATTATTGATGGAACTAATCAATATAAGTTAAGAAATGGTGGCACGACTAATGATCTTCCTCCATATGATCTTGCATCAAATTTTGATCTGAGTTCTCCAGATAATGAATTATATAAAGTAAACAGTATCTATGGTGGTGTAATCATCCCTAGAGGTACATCAATTGTTGGATTAGATCTTCGTAAGACCAAGGTTCGTCCTAAGTATGTTCCAAATCCAGAGAATGATGCTATTGAAAGATCTTGTTTGTTCAGAGTAACTGGAGCTTGTTATCTCTGGCAATTCAGTATGTTTGATGGTGATCCAAACGGAGTTGTTTATAGAGATTACACTGCTAATACTGCAGTTCCAAACTTCTCTCACCATAAACTTGCATGTTTTGAATATGCAGATGGAAAAAATCGTACTTTTATCAGAGATGAGTTTCTTAATTTTGAATCAGATCTAACAGATCTCGAAATGTATTATGCTAAGGTCGGACTTGTTTATGGTCAGTCCTCTGGAAGACCTATTGAACCCGACTTCCCAACTAATACTCTCGACATTCAACCAAAAATTGATGAAACGAGAATTGTTGGATCATCAGGTCTTTCTGTAGGTATTACTAGTATTAGGTCTGGTGATGGAATCACTCCAAGCAATACAATTACAGTAACTACGAATATTGATGTAAATGGTTTAGATGTTGATACTCCCTTTAGAGTTGAAGGTGTTGTTGCTGGTGGATATAATGGTCAATTTGTCGTAAATCAGAAATTATCTTCCACTCAAATTCAATATAAAGTTCAAAATCCTCCAGCAATTGCACTTCCTGCTACTGCTGGTGCATCTTTATCATTACAGTCTGATACAGTAACATCAGCATCACCATATATCTTCAACATCTCTCTGAGATCCGTTTTTGGTATGTGCGGAATGCTTGCTGATGGAGATAAGGTTACTGGATTCAAGTCAATGGTCGTGGCACAGTTCACGGGTATTGGTCTTCAAAAGGATGATAAGGCATTTGTTGTCTTTAACCAAGATTCTCCACCAACAGGTAATTATGATGACAATACCATTGCTGGTAATGAAACAATAAGTAATAATTCCAGAGCAAGATATAAACCAAGGTATAAGAACTTCCATATTAAGGTTACAAATAATTCAATTATTCAGGCAGTTTCTGTTTTCGCTATTGGATTTGCAGAGCACTTTGTAACTGAATCTGGTGGTGACATTTCTATCACCAACTCTAACTCCAACTTTGGTGCTAAAGCACTGGTTGCGGAAGGATTTAAGGCAGATGCATTTTCTCAAGATGACATCGGATATATTACTCACGTCATTCCGCCAAAAGAAATTCCTCTGACCGAAAGTTCTCTTGAGTTTGAGGCAATTGATGTATCTAAGACAGTTGGTGTTGGTTCTACAGGACAATTATTCTTATATGATCAAACTAACCAAGACGTTCCACCAGAGAATGTTCTTGAGGGATACAGAGTTGGTGCTAGAGAAAATGATCAAGTAAAACTTCTCATTGGTTCCGATGAATACCAAGCAAGAGTTGTAATGTCTGGATCTCAGACAAGTTCTGAGAAGACTTTTAGTGTTGAAAGAAATGTATCTGGAATTAATAGTATTGGAAGATACAGTAAAGATGGATTTGATAATGTAATTACATTAAAAGATGCCCATACTTTTGCAAATGGAGAATCTATTCGTGTTATTAGTGATGATGGTCAACTTCCAGATGGATTAAGTCCAAATACTGTTTACTATGCAATTACTGATACTAATGTTCTGAGTGGACTGACCACCAATAGAAATATTAAAATTGCTAAAACGTTCAACGATGCGATTAATGCGGATAATGTCGTAATTAATGAAAAGGGTGGTAATTTACGTGTTGTAAGTAGAGTTTCTGATAAAAACTCCGGTGATATTGGACACCCCATCCAGTTTGATACTACAAACAATCAGTGGTATGTAAAGGTTTCAACTGCTTCAACTGAAAATACGATTTATTCTACAGTAGTCGGACTTGGAGTGGCAAATCTTGGATCAGCAACCCCAAGAACATTCATATCTAGAAAAACTGATAATAGAAACGCAGAAGATATTCTATACAAACTAAGATATGTAATTCCATCAACAGCAGATGTTTCAAGACCACCTACAGATGGATTTATTTTACAAGAATCTAATACATCAATTGGATCAACTGATGCGGAGATTCAAACATACTTTGGAACTGGATCTATTACGAATGTAAACCAGCAAAGAAACTTTAAGTTTATTGCAGGTGCTAATTGGTCAAACCTTGAAGCAAGAATTGATACAGAACTTCCACACAAACTCTCAATTGGTTCTGAAGTTGAAATTATCAATGTCAAGAGTACTCTAAATCCAACTGGTCTTGGAAATTCTGGATTTAATAGAAATTATTCTGTAACAGGAATTAATAGTGCAAAGCAATTTACTGTTGGTCTTGCAACAAATCCTGGTTCATTTGATACTGATACTACGTTAAGAACTGTAGATCTTCCTCACTTTAAGAGAAAGAAATTTGATAATACATTCTATACTTACAGAATTAGTGAGTCTCAGCAATACATTGCTGGAGAGCAAGATGGTGTATACTATCTGACCGTTCTTAATGCATCCAATTCTCCAACCGTAACACCATTTACTGAAGAAAAATTCTCTCAACCAGTTAAGAATCTTTTCCCACAAACTGACAGAGATACTCCAAATGCAGATCCAGACGAATCCAAATGTTTTGCATCTTCTGGATTGATTGGTGAAGTTGTTGTAAATGATCCCAAGAAGAGTGTAACCAAAGAAACTACAAATAAATTTGTTCGTGACGTTAATATTGGTTTTGGTATAACTGATCTTGCTTCTCAGTCAGGAACTGCTCATACAATTTACACTCAAGTAGATCATGGTTTTAATAGAGCTACTAGCTTGAGTATTGTTAATGCTGGTTCTGGATACGGTTCTGGAGCACCAGCAAATATTTACAATGCAAGATTAGTTGGTGGTGCTAGTGATGGTAAACATGCTACTGCTAAAATTACTGTAAATGGTAGTGGTACAATTACTGCTGTTAAATTGATGGATGGTGGTAGTGCATATGGTGTTGGTAATACTTTAACTGTTGCTGGAGTTGCTCAAACAACAGGTTTCTCTGAAGCAGTAGTTCGTGTTGATTCAGTTTACAGTAATGTTGGAGATACTGTTAAAGTAATTGGTATTTCATCTGAAGGATATTCAAAATTCAATGATCTTTACAGAATCACTAGTGTTACATCAGATAAAACTTTTAATGCAGTATCTGTTAATAATAATGTAAACAGATCTGTCTTGGGTCTCGGTGTTACAGCATGTGCTGAGGCATATGGATACTTAACGGGAGAATCAATAAGAGTTTCTGGTTTAACTTATGATCATACTTCTGGTATTGCAACTGTAACTTCTTCAAATGCACATGGACTTGCTGTTGACCAAAAAGTTAAATTAACTGGAGCAAATCAATCTCAATATAATGGTGATTTTATTGTTACAGAAATTCTTGACGATTTATCACTTCCTACTTATTCATTCTCAGTTAGAATTGGTGTAGGAACTGCATCTCCATCCGCAACTGGCACAATCTTTGCTTACAGAGAAGGTGTTTCGTCCAATGATGGCATTATCACAGTTGATAATGAAAATCTCAATGGAAGAATGGTTGCAAATTATGCAGGTATAACAACTACGCTTTCTGCAACAATTTCAAGTCCATCAGACGAAAATATTTCTCTATCTGGAATAGCACAACTCGATGTTAATATTGGAGATTATCTTGCGATTGAAGATGAAATTGTAAGGATTAAAACAACTGTTACGGGATTGAATCCTTTAACTGTTTTCCGTGGTGTTCTGGGAACAAGAAGAAAGGCACATGCCGCAAATTCAGTTGTCAGAAAGATTTTTATAAATCCCGTTGAATTTAGAAGACACTCGATTATTCGTGCTTCTGGTCATACTTTTGAATATGTTGGATTCGGTCCTGGTAATTACTCAACTGCATTACCAGATAAGCAAGATAGACAAATCAGTGCAGATGAAGAACTCTTAGCACAATCAACTAAGAGAGAAGGTGGAATCAATTTCTACACCGGAATGAATGATAAGGGTATTTCCTACTCTGGTAATAAAAAATTAAGCACAATTACTGGAAGTGAAGAAATCTTTGACACTCCTATTAAAACAATCACTGGTGAAGATATTTCAAACGTACCTGCACTTAATGTAATTAGCCCTGTTGAAGGATCTTTTAGTAGATCAATTCGTGTTGAGGGTGGTGCAGACAACAAGGTTGCATCTGAATTTAATGGTCCTCTGATTGTTAATAATAAGATTACTTCAAACTCTCCTAAAGGTATTGAAGCAAATTCATTATTCCTTCAGGGTGATGCCACGGTTTCTAGAAAGCAAACTGTAGGAATTTCCACTCCAGTTCTTTCTGGAAACCCAGGTGATGTTGTTTACTATGCAAATCCAGATGAGGGTGGATATGTTGGATGGATTTACACACAAGCAAATGATTGGAGAAGATTTGGCAATGTAAGTCTTTCCAAAGACCTTGATATTAGCACTCTTGATAAATTGGGAATCGGAGCAACTAGTGTTTTAAATTCTCTCTTAAGAGTTGGTTCTGACATATTCACTGTTAATGAAGATGGTGTTGGAATTGGAACTACTGCTTCTGGTTATTCTCTGAATGTAATTGGTAATGCTAATATTTCTGGAATAATTACTGCATCTGAATTTGTTGGTTCTGGTCAGTATTTGACAAATTTAAATGCTGCAGCAACTGGATGGGACAATGCTACTGATGCTCTCTATAATAGTGATTTAAGTAAAAATGTTGGAATTGGTACCACAACACCAAGATTTGTCTTAGAAGTTGGTCATGTTGGACAAACTACGAAGACCTTCCAAGTAAATGGCAAATCTGAATTTACCGATACTCTTACTGCTAATGCAGTAGCAGTTGGTGGAGCATTGACTGCTGTAGGAACCTATACGATTGACAATGTTACTTCAGGATTGATTCGTGCTTCACAAATTTCTGTTGGAACTCAAACTCCTACAGAGTTGGCATCTTTCCAAGTTGGTAGTGGAAGTGATCTTTTAGTTGTTAAGTCGGATGGACATCTAGGAATCGGCACAACGGCACCAAGAGCAGATGTTGACATTCTTGGTCATGCAAGAATTAGAACTCAGTCCGAGGACTCTAGAACAGTTAATTCAGTTTCTGGTGAAGTCACTCTCGACCTTAGTTTGGCACAAACTTTCTATGTTGGAGGTGGTGCAGGAAATATTACTGACTTTATTGTTGCAAATCCGCCGCATGGTAGTAGTACGTTCACTTTAGTTGTGACAAATACAAATCCTCCGAAGAATATTGCTATTGATTCATTTAAGATGCAAAGTAATGGTGCTGTTGTTGATGTTAAGTGGCCAGGAGGAGTTGTTCCAATCGTAACGAATGCTGCTAATGCCGTTGACATCTACTCATTCAAGATTCTTAATGGTCAAACATTAGAAACTCAAAGAGTTCTCTATGGAGTCATCGGAGGTCAAAACTTCTCATGAGTGAGTTATTCCCCAAAGTAAACACAACGTTGGATCTTAATGGTCCAACGATAGTCTTCACCGAAAATCCTGTCGGACTTACGACAAACCATCGAGGTTCTGTAACACTATCTGGATTTGCTACTGCAATATTTCCAGAGGGGCAAACAGAGAGATCATCAAATACTGGATCAATTGTTTATCAGTGGTATAACAATAGCGGACCTTTAATCGATAGTAATAACGTAGTTGGATCAGCAACTACAAGTCTTACGGTCACAAATCTTCTAAACCCCAACAACGCCCAAGATCAATTTTTTCTTCGTGCAGACTATATTCCTTCAGCATATGCAAATGGAACAACTGGAAATGCAGTAGTAGATCCGAAAAATTCTGATGTAGCTATTGTAATTACTGCACCCGAAATAGGAGTATCTGTTGCTGCGACTACAGTAACTACTGCAGAAAACCAAAATGCAACATTTAATGTATCTGCAACTATCACGGATGATAGTGCATTATCATATCAATGGAGAATTGATGGGCAAATCATAAATGAACCTGCATATGCTAGTGGTGATCAATCAACAACATATACAGTTACGACAGGGGACATTGATGGGCAAAATCTTGGCATTGGAACTTATCTTGTAAATTGCACAGTATCAAATCCAAACGCAATACCTTCTCAAGTAGTAAGTAATGACATATTATTAAATGTTGTTTCTGCAAGGTCTATACTTGCATATGAACTAGTAGATTCTTCTTGGAATGGTGGAGGAGTTAAAGATTTAGTCAATCAAGGATTCTTAGAATTTGACGCAAATGACTCTGACGAAAGATCTGTTGTAATATATCCAACAGAGAAAGATGTTGATGTTCTTATTACTTTGGGTGGTTCTAAGGGCGATACTAAAAATGGAAATCGTGGTGGTGAGGGTGGATTATCTTCTTTCCGATTAACTTTAAATCAAGATGAAGAATACTTCATTAGACTTGGCGTTCCATATTCAGTTGGCGGCAGTAATGATTTTGGTGGAGTTGTTGGTGGGGGAGGAGCATCCATTTTTCATAGAAGAGCAAACTTAGTTGCAGTCTGCGGCGGAGGTGGCGGTGGCGGACAAAATAATAGAGGTGGTGATGGTGGTGGAGTAAATCTTGCTGGAGAAGATGGTGTAGGAAGAAATGGTGGAAATGGAGGAGTAAGATTTAATATTGGTGTATTAGATGACGTTGGATCGTATGCAAAAACAGTGAACTTTAATAACACTACATCGTATAGCAATAATTCAAATAATATAGTTGGAGGAAAACTTTCAACATGTACTGTAGGTGATTACTGGGCGAATCAAGGATATTCTCAATGTCAAAACTTAGGTAATATAAAGTATAGAAACTCTAGTGGAACTGAGATTGCACAAACTGCACAGATAGATAGGGGTTATAAAGCAGGAGGAAATTTTAGAAGAAACGGTGGTAATGGTAGTGGAAATCAAGGAGGTGGTGGCGCTGGAGTTGAAGGTGGATCAGCGGCATTATCAGATGGATCCGGTGGTGGAGGTGGATCTGGATATTCTAACGGAGAAATTACTATAATTTCTTCAACTGTTGGTGGTAATAATGATTATGGTTATATAAAAATTGAAGATTATGGTAGTACTTTAACCTAGTATAAATAATAAAAACTAAGCGGGGGAGAGTGAACCCGAAATGGCAGTAAGTAAGAATTTTGTCGTAAAAAATGGTATTGAGGTTAATGAAAACCTCATTGTGGCAGATTCTATCACAAACAGAGTTGGCGTTGGGTCTACAACACCAAACGCAACTCTTGACGTTAAAGGAAAAGTAGCGTCAAATACAGCTACTATCACAGATCAGTTTATTGTTGGATCATCTGGAACAGTATTTAATGTTTATTCCAATGAAGCAAATATTGTTGGAGGTGGAGATACTGTTATAATTGGCGGAAAAACCAGTATTGATAATTCATTAACAGTTGAACAACTAGCTACTTTCAAGTCTTCAGTTGTTATTGATAGTGCTGCAACTCTTAGACTTCCAGTTGGTGCAACAACCGAAAGACCTTCTCCTGCAGAAATAGGTCAAATAAGATATAATAATACTCTCAACACATTTGAAGGATATGGTGGGGGTAATGTTTGGAATAGTCTTGCTGGATTAAGAGACGTTGATTCTGATACATTCATCATTGCAGAAAGTACAGCGAGTGCAGATGAAGATATTTTATACCTTTATAATAAAGGTGTACTATCTGGAACAATTTCATCTACTGAGAAAAATTTTGTAGGGGTTGTTTCTGCGACTAGTTACTCCGGAAGTGGTGGCAATCTAACACTTGGCACTGGAAATACGGATGGCAATTTAGTAACACCTGGCGCACTCAATACATTTACATCTAATACTAAATTAATTGATAGTATTGATGATCTTAATGAATTGGCACTTAATATAATTAAGAATACTACAGTCACAGAAGTTGATTTTTCGGCAAATACACTCGCTGGAGGTTCTCCACTTACAGTTACTGCAACAGTAACTCATACTGGCAATGCTGACTTCTATGATTATGATTGGGGAGATGGAAATATTGACTACAATCAATCTACTGCTAATAAATCTCATACCTATACTAATCCTCTTGGAGGAGTTTTCAGTGTTGCAGTAACTGCAAAAGATAGTAGTGGTGCTGGAGCAGGAAGTAGTCAAACTCAGACTAGAAGCAATTATATTACTGTATACACTCCAGATCCTGATGTCACATTTGAACTTTACAGAACAACCACTGGAGGAACTGCACTTACAGGAAACGATCTATATGTTCTTGAAGGAGAATACCTGTACTTAGATAATAATACTACAAGAACATCAAATGGAGTAAGTCCTACATATTCCATAAATTGGGGAGATGAATCTGCTATTTCTCTTGTTAATAGTAATACTGTTGGTGGCGGAGCCAGTGAAAGTGCTCCTAGACTTGGGCATCAGTGGGTTGAAGGTACAAAGAGCACTGGATTGGATACAATCACTTTAACTCTTGCAACACATACGACTGCTGATCCAGCAATTCTTCCTCTAAGTGGTACAAAACAAATCAAAGTATATGAAGATACTCCAACTTTACCAAATAATTTAAGTACCAAAACTTTACCACCACCAGCAAGTGTTGGAGTATCTGCAAGACTTGCTGTTGGATTTGCCGATAATATTCCAGGTGGAACGAGTTTAACTGCAGGAGATCTTGTAAATAGAGTAACTGGAGTCGCAACTGCTGGACCTCTTCAATCTTTTGCATATAATGCTGACAGTGGATTTTTACAGGCATTAGTGAATGGAGTAGGTCGTGGTGGAAGAACTCTCACCACTGGTGATCAATCTGGAACTTACCTGGACTTGATAATTTTCTCCGAACAAGATTATCAACTTTTAGATGCTGATGGTGATGATCTTACACTTGCAGACAGCATTTATTATCCTGGATTTGCTAGAGGATTTAAAGCAGGTATTACTAGTTCATCTTTACCATTTGGTATGAATGGTATGCAACTAACTCATACTGAAAGTGGTAATACAAATGTTGCCGAGTTTATGCGCGACTATCTAACAGCAACTCCTAACGTTAATATTACATCAGCACAAGTTACTGAATTGAGTGGAGGAACAAAAAGATTTATTTCAGGAATTCCATATTATAATAGCAATTCACCTCAAATTAGAGTTAGTGGATTGGCAGTAGATAATTTAACAGGAAACACTTATGCAAATGTCACAAATATTATTGAAATTGACGACTCTACTAATTTAGAAGGAACAACTGGAAGTTCTATTCAGAATAGTGATTTCTCTTATACCCAGGTCAATAATCTTATTTCTCCAATGTTGACAGGAGGAATACCAAATGCAGGAGTTGGAACAATTGGTGAATATAATGTTGGCATTTTACCTGTTGATATTACCACATCTAACGTTAGGTGCGTCAATAAATTAAAGATTCGCGCACAAAATAATAATGGATTTGGTTCATATACAAGTGATCTTCCTACTAAAATTAATGTTCATACTGCATCACAGAGTGGAATTAGTGAAATTGCAGTTCCTGTCGCTGATGCGCTAGGATCAGTTTTTGATGATGATGGTGTTAGAATTTTTGATTTTAACGCAGCAACTACAGATAATCCATCATTTAATGGATCCACTAATTTCTATACTAATAATCCATACACTGAGTCTTCTGATCCTGGAGTATCAGGAACTAAAGAAGCGACCGTCAGATTTGGCGTCCTGAAGTATGATGTTACTGATTATTCTGATGGATATTTACCAGTAGGACCAGATAGAACTCTTGATACAGGAACTCAATATTTTACTTTTGCATTTAGAAGACAATTAGTTGCAAACTTTACTGTAAATATTAATAGTTCTACTGGTATTCATGGTCTTTGGATTGCTGCACCAGGAACTCAAATAGATAGTACTAGTGGTTTAAATGGATGGCTAAATGCCAGTGTCACATATGCTGGTTCTGGCGTTCCAGGATCTGGTGCTGGTGGTAATGGAAGTGATGGTTGTGCCTTTACTTCTGGTGACAGAGTTACAACAGGATCAGCAATAAATGATGCATTCACATTGACTTTGGGAAGTGAAAACATGAGTAATGCTACTGGTAATGTTGTTTTAGTTAGAATTGCCCTAAACACAGGTCAAACCGTATCAAGCCTCAGCATAAGTTAGGAGATTATTTAAAAAAATGGCAATTTCAGATTCCCAAAAAGTTGATTATCTTTGGAAAAAACTTGGTTATGGCAAAGCAAAGACTGATGTAAGTGCTAATAAGCACGCGAATAATGAGTCTATTTCTAGTCCCATACTTATGAGAGGTGGTAATGTCTGGGCACAATCAGACGAAGTACCTACTACATTACCAGCAAGCAGTACAAATCTTGTAACAGTTTACCCAACAACAAATCCAGTAGAAACTACTGCGGATGGTACTGCAACATTAAATAGAACTTGGACAACTGGACATAGTGATTGGATTCCACCAGAATTTGGTGCAACATATGCAGTAAAAATATATCTCCATACTTCTGGAGATGCTGCTAATGCTGCATCAAGTGGAACTCAATTATTTGCTGCTGGTTCTGAAAATAATGACGAATGGTTTTTTGATTATCAAGCAGGTGTCTTGCACTTTATGGGAGATAATCTTCCCCATGGAGCAAACTTTAGTGGAAAAAGTATTTACGTTAGTGGTGGTAGATACGCTGGTATTCAAGGTGTAACCGAACTAAATGGTATTGGAATTCAAACTGGTCCTCATGATATTACTGTTCCTGGTACATTAGTTGGTGCTGCTGTTACTTTATTTGATTTCAGAGGAGTTGGTGTTGCAACTGTATATTATGATTCTGGAATTGGAACCGTATATTTTGAAGGTGCTGGAGAATCAACTGTTGGTATTGGAACTGAGGCACCATCAGATCCAGATGGGGGAGACCTTTGGTATAATGTTGTTGATGGAAGAACTTATGTCTATTACGATGAGGCAATTGCTGGAGTAGGCACTGCTCAATTCTGGATTGATGCGGCACCATTTAACGTTGGTGAAATTGATCTTATCCATATCAATGCGGATAGTTTAACTGTTACTGGACCTGCTACGACGGGTAATTTTTCTGCTAGTGGTAGTTTTACTGTAGGTGCTACAGCATCTTTAAACGGTGGTTTAGAAGTAAGTGGAGTTTCTACATTTTCAGATACAGTAGGTTTTATTACAGCTACATTCTCTGATAATGGGAAAATTCTTTTGGGTGATAATACTGATTTACAAATATATCACGATGGAACAAGGAGTATCATTGATAATCCAAGATTAAATGATTTAAGAATACAGACATCAGAAAATATACTTTCTATAACACATGATGGCGGTATTGAAATTTATAACAATAGTAATGCAAGATTTATATCTTCTGATTCTGGAAATACATTATATGGTCAATCCGAATTAGATAATGTTAATATTTCTGGAACTACTACTGTTGCCAATTTCAATGCAAATGGCATATCTACAATAGCAAACCTATCTGCATCCATTGTTACTGTTAATGGATTTCTCAATATTAATGAGGTCACTGAAGTTGTTGGAAACTTAACCGGTGCTGGTGGAGGTGGTGATGTTGAACATGATTTAGAAACCAGTGCATTATGGTATCACACTTCAATCGCAGGCAATTTTACTGTTAATGCTACTAATGTACCAACTGTTAATAACAGAGCAATAGCAATGACTTTGATTTTAGATCAAGGAGTAAATGGATATGTTCCTAGTGGATTTAAAATAGATGGTGTTGCTCAAGTGATTAAGTGGCAAGGTGGAGTTCAACCAACACCAAGTACACTTAATATAGATACTGTAACATTTACAATGCTTAGAGTAAATAATGCATGGAAAGTACTCGGACAACTAACTATTTTTGACTAATGCCTATTATCGCATCTGCTACTTCTGGAAACGCTGCTGGTAGAACACCACCAAGTCCTACTTTTGACATGACTGCATCTAGAACTTCTCTAGATGAAACAACAGATCAAACAGTAACTTTTGATATTACGACTACTAACATTTTAGATGGAACTGTATTATATTACACATTGACTGGGGTAAATGTAACTCAATTTGATTTCGTCGAAAACTCCACATTTGGTAATTTTACTATTAATAACGATTCAGGATCTTTTTCATTTACAACTACAGAAGATTATTTTACTGAAGGATTTGAAACCGTTACAATTTCTCTTCGCAGGGGAAGTATTACTGGTCAAATTGTAGCTCAACGAACTGTTGTAATATCCGATTCATCTCAAGATCCAGTTTACACTGTCACGCCTTCTTCTACATCGGTAGATGAGGGAAGTTCTTTTACATTTGATGTCACTACTAACAAACCAGTACCTGGTATAGTATATTATACATTTGATGGCAGTGGTGCTCTTGGTGCTAATCTTGATGATGATGATTTTGTAACAGTGTCATATGGAATAGTTTCTCTTGATGGAGCAAGTGGGGGAGGTGTTGCGTCATCAACAACAACTATTAATATAGAGCCTGATTATATCACAGAAGGCACAGAATTATTTGTAATTAATATCAGAGCTGGGGGATACACTGGAGGAATATATACAACTTCGGAAAGTATTCAAATTAATGATACAACAGATTATCCAGAAGTTGACATCTTACCAAGTGCCCCATCTGTAGATGAAGGAAGTAATATAGATTTCACATTTACCACAACTGGTGCTCCAATTGGATATACTGTATATTATGCCGTATCTGGAGTTTCAACTGCTGCAGATTTTGATACATCTATGTCAGGTTCATTTACAATTGATGCTTCTGGAACAAACGTAGTTACATTAACACCAACTCTAGATCAACTTACAGAAGGAAGTGAAACATTTAGTCTTGTAGCTAGAACTGGTGCGGCAGCAACTTCATATGTTTTGGGCACTCAACTCGTCCCAACTACAATTAATGATACATCCGAAGATCCAACATATACATGGACTAATGTACCATCTTCAATTAATGAGGGATCCCATTTTAGTTTTGGAGTTACTACAACCGATATATTCGATGGAACTGTTTTATATTGGAAAATTATAATGCCTAGTCAAACTGCAGACTTTGATGCAATGAATGGATCAGTAACAATTAACAATAATACTGGTACTGTTACTATTCGAGCGATAGACGATCAAACTACTGAAGGTTCCGAGACATTTTATATGTCACTTTATACAGATTCTTCATTGGGTGAACAATATAATGTTGCAAATTCTGCATCTGTAACTATCACTGACATTTCTCAAGATCCAACTTATAGTATAATATCACCATTCTCAACACCAGAAAATGTAGTAGCTATTTCAACTATCAATACTACAGATGTGTTTGCCGGAACTACTTTGTATTGGGAAGTTAACTCTAACACTGGGGCAACATCTGCAGACTTTTCCTCAACAACTGGTTCTTCTATTGTATCTGTTGCTGACACTTCTATTTTAGGAATTCCAGGTACAGCAACTGTCAACGTTTCTATTGCACCAGATAATAATAATAATGAATGGGAAGATTATTTTATTAAAGTATATACCGATTCCGCAAGAACTAATCTAGTCGCTACTGGTTCAACTGTAGGTATTTCTGAACCAGTATTTTCCTGGATAAATGCGCCAGGATTTGCTGTATATGAAGGAACTACATATGATTTCGACTTTAACGCACCAGTTCAGGATGGAACTGTTGTTTACTTCCAAATTAGAAACAGAAGTGAAGAAGGTAGTAGTTATGGAAACTCTTTTGATGGTGACTGGGATCAACCAGATCCTGGACCCGCACCTGGACAATCTTTCTATTTCAACAACTTGGATGGAGAAATAGTTATATCAGGTGGAGTCGGAACATGCAGAATTAAACCAAAGGTTGATGGTAGTGAACCAACATGGTATTACGGTACTGAATATTATCGTCTTGTAATTTGGGATACTAATACTGGACAACCTTGGAATGTCCAGTTCTCTGGTATGGTTCTTGATGGTGGTAAAAAACGAATCTACGATTAATAATAGTAAAAACCATATAAATACAAAAAAGTATTGAAATAATGGGACTCAATTTTCCAGATAATCCAGGAATAGGAACAGTATTTTTCACTGGTGAATTCTTTTACCGTTGGGATGGAACCAAGTGGAGAAGTTTTTATGAAGGTTCTTCACGAGATATTAAAAAAATTGATACTATCGCTCATCTATTTGATGGAAATAGAACTACTTTCCCCATCAATATAAATGGATCTCCTGGACTTCCTGGACAAGCAGAGAAGTATCTATTAAATGTTGGTGGTATTACTCAAGAACCATATTCAGCATACACAACCAGTGATACACATCCAGCAGAAGTCACTTTTTATATCCCTCCAGCAAGTGGTCTTACTTTTCATGGATTAAGTTTACAGGGGACATCTCCAAATAGAACTGATACAGTTCTTGATGGCGCTGTCACACCATCAAAAATAAGTACTGGGGGACCTTCTTGGAGTGGTCTTGGAACCGTTTCTGCAGTTACTTTTTCTGGACTTGGAAATAGATTAACGGGGGTTAGTTCTCAGTTTAATGCTGCTGTTGGAATTTCATCTGCAGGTAGTTTTGTTGGTATTGCAACTCAAATAAATTTTATTGGTGTAGGGCAAACGTTTGCAATTAGATCAAACGCTCTCGGTGATACTACTATTGATATTACCAATAACCAAGTCGGTGAAGCTAATGATGTTACCGCATCACTGTTTCTTTAATAAATAATAGAAAAACTTAGAAAATAAGATGGCTCTTCAAAAGACAAAATTAACTGATGTAATCTCGGTGGCAGGAGTCACTACTGTTGGTATTTTTACTGTAGGTCAATCAGTAACTCCTCTTGGTGTAACGAGTACGAGTTATATCAAAGGAATTGTAATGCATAACGTAGGAATTGGTTCTATTGTTACTTCTCTTTATTTTTATCCAACCGGTGAGAATGTTCTTTCTCATGCAAATACTTCTTATAGAATGGCAAGAGTTGATCTCGCTGATAGTGAAACATTTTTCTATGAAACAAACTATCCAATTACTATGACAGGTAGTGATCAAATAGTTGTAGAAATTTCACCTTCAACTAACGGAGGATCTGGAATTGGAACTGTGGTTAATTTCCAACTTCTTGGTGATACAGACATCTAAACATGGGCGTAAAAAGTTTTAGGACGGGAACAGGTCAGAAAAGAAAGGCTACTGAAAGAGGACTTAACCGAGGTCGTGCTGAATATTTTCGTTCAACAAGAAGAACTGGTTTAGCATCACCCCCAAGGGCTAGTTCGGGTGCTGCAGCGTATCAACTAAGAATTCCTTATCATGCATATGGTTACAATATAGGGACTTTTTCACTAGGATATGCTCCAGATTTCTCTACTTCTCCTGAAGATCTAGAATTTAGTAAAGATGGGGGAAATCCTATTTCCTCCTTCAGTGGACAGCAACAGTCTTCTAGTTCAGCTTCATGGGGAGAAATTTTAGTTGAATTGCCAACTGATGGAGTACTTTATATTTATTATCTTTCTGGAACAAGTTATGCTGGTGATTTTGCAATAGACGACATAGATATAGAAAATCCTAACACTGGAACTGTTATGGCTGAAATTACAACTACCGATTCTAATTTTGAAAGAAGTGGTTACGGACAAACTTCGAAGTCAGACCACAATTCTCAATATCAAGTATTAAATACATCTTCTACGTCCACCAATGGTATGTGGAATTTAGGTGGTAATGGAACACCAAGTACGGGTACGGGTCCAAGTACTGATAGTGACGGATCTATTTTTGGGATTTTCGTATTTACTGAAGTTTCAGGATCCTATTCCACTCCCAATAAATATTTTACTCTAAGAACAAGGTATAAAATTTCTGAGTATATTTCATAGTTATAAATATATAAAAAGATCCATTGAAATATAATGTCGGAGCAACAAACAAAGGCCCAATTAATTAGTACAAACATTTTAAGCGGTGCCCAATTTGCTGGTATTGTAACTGCAACGGGAGGAATAGATGGCGGCAGTGGAGAAGTCTCTGGTGCCGATGCAAATTTCAGTGGTAATGCAAGTGTATCGGGTGTTGTAACTGCTCAATCATTTATTGGTGACGGTTCTTCTCTCACTGGATTGACAACTACCTTCATAACAGCAGTTGGTGTTCAGTCAGAAGGAACAACTATTGGTGCTGGTATAACTCAATTAAACTTTGTTGGGGCAGGAAATACATTTTCAGTTGATGGAAGCACTGTAAATATTGGCATTAGAGGAACTGGCGTTGGTATTCAATCTGGTGGAGTATTAATTGGTACTGGTGTCACTCAATTTAATTTTCTTGGAGCTGGTAATACTTTTGCAATCGTAAATGATACAGTAGAAGTAACTGTCGGTGGTGCTGGTGCTGGAGGAGGAGATTTTAATTCTGGTATTTCTAGTAGTGTTAGAGAAGTACTTACTGGAATTGGTGCTACTCTTTTCGTAGCTCCTGCTGCTCCAACTGGGAGTAGATATATCATACGTTCCCTAATGGCAAGTAATGTTGCTGCTGGAACTACAGAAGTAAATATTATTGGTGCAATAGATTACGACCGTAGTAATACTCTCAGTAATGGTGCTGATTATACATCATACCCTACAAGTGTAGAAAGAAGTTATTTTGCATATAACGTACCAATTTCATCGGGTGGTGCTATAGAAGTTTTACCCCAACCAATTGTACTAGGTCCATCAGATAGACTTGTGATGAGATCAACCGACTATAATAGGTCTGGTGTCAGTACGTCCGTTGACGTTCATATGACGATTGAAGAAAAAAATGATACTAATTATTTTGGATTTGGACTTGGAGATGGTGTTTTAGCAACTTCAAATCAAACAAAAACTGTTTATACCTCAGAAAGTAACCCAACTGTATTACAGTCGATTCGTGCATGTAATAAAACTAATACTGGACCACATTTGATCTCGGTATATACACAGTCACCTCAGCAAACGTTCAATATAGTAAGTATTGCAGCTTCTACTACAAGTTTAGATTACTATTTTACAGGAAGTGATCGAAATGGCACACTAACTGATAATACTGACACTTCTTTTAATGTAAATCAAGGTGATATTCTTAAATTCAACATGGATGAAACTCATTCTAGTCATCCATTTACGATTGTTGATGCATTCGGTGGTGCAGGATTTACGACAGGAGTTACTGGAGCAGGAACAACGACAGTAACTTGGGATACAACTAGTATAACTCCAGGAACATACAGATATGAGTGTACAAATCACCCAGCTGATATGCGTGGATTCATTTATGTTGCTGCCCAAGCAGAAGATGAAAAACCAATATATATTGTTAAAAATTTAATTATTCCAAAATATGCTGTAGTAGAACTTCTTGAACAACCAAAGAGATTAGAAGAAAATATGAGATTGGGTATAGGAAACTCTACAGGACAATCAATACATCTTCAAGTTTCTGGCATCCTAGCATCGGAGTAAAACATGGCAAGGGGTATATTCACATTATCCAGAGTAAGAACAAAAAAGATAAAGGATGAATGGGTCGATTATTCTGATGTTTGGCACTACCAAGGCAATCCTGTAAACAGAAGTGCATATGGATTTCGTAGTGCTACTGTCGATGCAAGTAGTTCTTATGCAATTCCAAGTTCAGATAGAATTTTTTCAGCACAAACACATCTTGACAAACTTTCCTTTGACACTGAAACTGCTTCACCTTTGCCTTCATTAGACAGTGATGCCGAAAATAGGTGGATTTTAGCAAACAGTAGAGATGCATATCATTGTGGTGGTACAGAATATTTTATGCCTACGTCTGTCGGTGCTGATAATTGGCCAGGTGGTAATGGTGCGGTAGTAAGGAAAATATCTTTTTCTAATGATAGTCAATCATCTCTTCCATCAGTAACATTAGATTATGTAGATTATGATCCTTCCCCTGGTGCTGGGTTTGTTGATAAATCTAAAGGTCTAGAAAATACTCTTGGTACAGGTAGATATGCAGCATCAACAATTGGTAATAATGAGGCTGGTTATATAATAGGTGGCAAGAAATATGATTATATAACGGAGTCTTGGTTCAGAAATTATTACTACACATATCCCAATCAACGTGGTTATGCAAGTTCTCAATATTATAAAATCAACTATACTAATGATGCAAAATCAGTGTTGCCTGGATATAGCACAGGAGAATCTTATAAGGGAGCGTATTTTTTAAGTTTTGGAAACCTAGATAGAGGATATGTTGGTGGTGGAGAAGCTGCTGGTAAGAATGTTGATGAATCAAATTTACCAACTTATGGTCAATGGCGGAGTTATTCTGGTCATGGTCCATGGCATTACCATTACAGTTCTGCTATGTTCAGACTAACGTATAGTACTGAAACTAGTTCTAGAGTTCCAAGTATAAATCTAGTCTCCCATGCAGCAAATAATAGTCCATTTAGAAGTGCCTCATTTTCTAATGGTGCGGATGGAAACAGTACAGAAGCATACACTATGGGAAGAGATAGTAGTGATTTTAAATATTCTTCTACTAGAAACGCTTCAAGTGAAATTGATAAAATATCATTTTCTACAGAAACTATGAATGTAGTTTCTGGTGCAAATCGTAGTACTTTTGCTGATGATAAAAGTGGTTTTGATGTAAGATCAGCAAGTTCTGGGACATCTGTGTATGCAATGAGTGCTACTCCAGGTACATCCGATAGATTTGCAGATAAATTTAATATTTCCACTGGAACTGTAAGTACTTTAACTAGTACTGGTTTACGTACAAATACGTTTGCTTCGGCAACTGGACAAGGAAAACCATATCAAGGTGGTTATCAAATACCTTTTGATCGTGGTCCTGCGACAAATTATTATGGGCAACCAGGAACACCTCCAACAGAAACACTCGAAGAAGACCCAGATTTTCTGTATAGTGGAGGGCCAACATATGGATACATTTTAGGAAGTGGAATGACCCTTTATAAAATAAGTACATTTATTAATAACGCAACAAATCCAGCTCCATATAATAATTTTGACACTTCGCTATTAAATCCACGATACAGTAATGTTTCAGTTTCGTTAGGTGCTAGTTGGATGAAAACTGGCAATTTAACTTCGGGAACTGCAGGCACTAATGGATGGTATAGATGGAAGTCGGATCCCCCAGAAGGAAAGGCAGCAGTAACTTTGCCAGTTTATGCATCAGCAGCTTTATCTAATAGATCAGCGGGATATGTATCGGGCGGAGATGAATATGTTGGTGGACAGAACGATAACATCTATCCAGTTAATACTGGTGATTATCCTGGTGCGAGAAGTGGAAGAATACTGAGAAGCGATACACATAAGATAAGTTATATTCAAGACACAATTACATACCTTCCATCTTCAAGTCTTCCGAGGGAAAAAGGTCTATCACAATACGGTGGAGATACAAGTACTGGATATGTCTTAGGGGGATTCGTTAATGGAACAGAAAATGCACCAAATGCAAACTTTTATATTCAAGGAGACTATCCAAACAATACAGACTGTGAAAAAATTACATATTCAACAGAGACATATTCTACTATTCCAACCAATACTCCAACTCATGCATATACTACACTAGGAAGTGGATATTCGAGTTTTGCAGGACATACTATTGGAACTATGGATTATCTTTATTTTATTAGAGGTGCAAGTGGTTTCCAAAAATTTACATTCTCAACAGAAAGTTTTTCTGCCTTACCTAATGTAGGTGCTTCTTTTTCTGGTGGTTATACTAGAACTTCTGATGGTGTTTATGGTATGCTTTATGCTCATGATGGTGTTAGTAATATTGGAAGAATACAGTTCTCAACTGATACATTGGACAGTGCTTACGCTAATCTTACTAACTCTAGTGGACTTTACAATGATGGATACAGGACGTATAGTTGGTATACTGGATATACTTTCCATATTCTTAAAGACGACGGCAACATGTATCAACAAGGCACTACAACTGGAACTATCTACCATATCTCATCATCACCAGATGATAGAGGTCCGGGTCAAACTTATGGTGGTGCAGTTTATGGAGCTTGTAATGAAAATAATGGAATGGGAGGACCAGAACAAAGGACCGCTAAGTATCACAGCAGATCTATAGTCTAAAAAATATTTTTTGTCATAATTATTATGAAGAGAAGTATAATAGTCATTGATAATTTTTACGATGATCCAAAAAAAGTACGAGATGCTGCTATAAATTCTCAATATCCAACCCCTACAGGTAATCATACATATCCAGGAAAAAATTCAAAGACAAATTTCTATACAAAAGAAATACACAATAAATTTGAAGAAATTCTTGGTAGAAAACTTATTCCAGCGGATCAGAATGGTTATTTTCGTTTATCTTTAGAGAAAGATAAGTTTAAACAAGATATTCATGTAGATCCTATATGGCAATTTGGGGCAGTTTGTTATTTAAATACTCCAGAACAATGCATTGATGAAGGAGGAACATCTTTTTGGATTCATAATTCTTCTGGTCAAGATCAGTTACTTGATAGTGATGAAAAAGCTAGAATGTATGGATATACTTCTAAGAATTCTCATTGGGAAAAAGTTGTCTATGGTGATGGTCTTGATAGAAAGTTATGGAGTAGATACTTTTTATGTCCAATGAAGTATAATAGAATGGTTATATTTCGTTCAAATCTCTGGCATTCTCACAACTATAATTTTGGTAAAGATATTTCTGATGGTCGTTTAGTTCAGCTATTCTTTTTTAATCCAATTAATTTCTTTGATAAATGAGTATAATGATAGGACTCCCATGCGGGGGCGGAAATGTATCTGAACAAACTACTATTGGATTGTTCAATCTTGGTAAAGAATTTGTAAGAAATGATATTCCTCATTCAATTTTGAGTCTATCAAATTCTTCTTTAATTTCTCAGGGAAGATCAAGAATAGTTAATTTTTTCTTGAATAATACTGATCATGAGTATTTGTTTTTCTTAGATAGTGATATTGGGTTTCAAAAAGAAGATGTTATGAAATTAATTTCATATAAACTTCCAATTGTTACTGGGGCATATCCAATGAAAACTTTGCCAACAAAATATTGCTTTAATCCATATGAACCAGAAGAAAGAAGAGGTGATTTAGTTAAGATTTATGGAAATGGTTTGGGGTTTGCATTAATTCATCGTAAAGTTTTTGTCGATATTGCAATGAAATATCCAGGTTTAAAATATATTCCAACAGATTATCATACTGAATACCCACATAGTCCAAATGAAATAAAAAACTCATATCACTATTTTTCGGAATATAAGAGAGGTAATACATTTTTATCGGAAGATAAATCATTTTTTCATAGAGCAAATCAAGTTGGTTATGATATATGGCTTGATGTCTCAATAAAATTAAATCATACTGGATATCACATTTATGGAGAAGAACAATGAAATCTGGAGCAACTGAAACTTCTTACTATTATCTTCAAGAACATTATAAATTTCCCAAAAATGTGTTTGTATCACATTTACCTTCGTACATTTTAGAGTCAAATCATCCTATTAAGATTTTATGGGCACACCATGCATATGATCAGAGAATATTTTTAAATTTTGATCATAATATTGTAAATCATATCGTATCCCCATCTCAATGGAATAAAGATATGTTTATTAAATATCACAATGTTCCTGAAGAAAAAATTACTGTAATTCCAAATGGAGTTGCGGATATGTTTAAGTATTCTCAAAGAAAAAGTAAGACTATGATTTTCACTTCTATTCCATATAAAGGACTAGAAGTTTTGTCTAAAATTATTCCACGAGTATTGGAAAAACATCCCGATGTAAAATTTAAAATATTTTCTTCTATGTCATTGTATGGAGATGATATGGAAGATACATATCAAGAAGTATATAATTATCTAAAAAGATTACCAAATGTAGAGTATTCTTCTGCAGTTGATAGGGAAAAACTTATCGAACACTATCAAGAATCTGCTTTTTTTGTACATCCTTGTATATGGGAAGAAACTTTTTGCGTTTCTATGATAGAAGCAATGAAATGTGGAGCATTTCCAATCATCACTGATATCGGAGCACTAAATGAAGTTGCTGGAAAACAAAATTCAGTTGTTGTTCCAATTGATGGAGAATCTACCAATACGGGTTACAAGGTTTCAGAAAACTTTATAAATAAATTCACCGAGACTTGTTGTTCCTTATTAGATTATTTTGATAGAGATAAATCGTTTTATCAAAAAGTCTCAAAAACTATTTCTGATTATGTTTCTGAAAAATATGATTGGAAAACCATTGCTAATCAGTGGAATTTATTAATTTCAAAATTTACCGAAAATACCATGATGAATGAAGAAAGTTCTTTAAGTTACAGACCTCTTAGTGCAAGAGAAGCTGTTGAAAATGATGATTATCTTCGTCAAGCATCTGCAAATGTATTAAAGTGGGAAGAAAGTGATAAAGAAATGGCGCAGGGGAGAACTAACTTCCAGATTGAAAAATTTATTACTTTAAATACTCACAATATTTCAGTTACTTTTGAGCATATCTTGAAAGAACGTCGAATTATGGCGGAAGGATATATGCATAAATTAATTGATATGAAAAGAACAGTTCGTAATTTTGAATTTAAGTGGAAAGATCATCATGATAAATCTAAACCTCTTCTCTATTCTGCAGATGGAGATGAAGGTGATCAAAAATCTTCTGATAAGTATAAAGTTCCCCATTGGTATGATTTGGAAGAACTTCAACTAATGCATTATTTAAAAACTTCAGAGAATGAGATTAGAGATCGTTTACATCAATTAGAATTATTTGATAAAATTCTCGACAAACTGGTAGAAAGAAATGGAGGCACTCCTCCAACAAGAGAACAATTCTTAGAAGAAAATGAGGAATATTGGGATACTCGTCTTGCAGAACAAGCACTTGATGATTTAATGTCCAGTAGAACTGGTATTTCTGGTGGAAATTTACAGGCAATGAGACGTGCTTCTGCACCATCACTTATTGACGAAAGAAATAATCTGAAAGAAGGTTACTTGTCTATTGATAAACTTCTTTCTCAAGAAGGAAGAGATGAATTCATTAAAGATTTAGAAACTAAAGTGATGCGCGGATACGAAAAACTTACAGGTGTTGATCTTGGAACAGGTGCTCTCAAAGCATTTGAAGAAAAAAATCAACTTAAATTAAAAGGTGATGATAATGAGGTTGGAGGATATTTTAATAGTAGAACAAATACTTCCCAAAGATATTATGAAGATTAAATTTAATGGATCGGAATATTATTATAGTAGACAATTTTATTGATGGTGTTGAAAAAATTTCATTCAAACAAGTATTTGATGAAGTTCCAAAAAGAATTTCTCAGATTTTAAATGAAAAAGTAGAAATTAAATCTTTTTCGACTGACAAAGAAGTTTCTAGAGGAGTTATATCAGACAATAATAGTAGATGGACTGGAGTTCACTTCTTAGATGATCCACTATCACTTAATGCAAAGAAACTAGTATTAAAGTTTTTTTCGCATAAAGAAACTGGACTTGAATATTGTCCAAATGAATCCATACATGAGCAATATAATGTATCAAATGAAATTAATTTATGGAATCAATATGCAAATATACAATCAAAGTATAATAAATTAGTCTTATTTCGTTCAAATCTTTGGCATTCTTTTGGTAATGATTTGTCTGTAACATTTACCATATTTCGTATGCAATGAACAAACTACTTTCAAATATTTTAATAGAAAGAAATGTTATTTCTGAACGAGGAATAAAAGAAATAGTTTCTCATATTGAAAATTCTTCAGAAATTTCAGATTTATCTATCTTTGACCCCGAAAAAACTAATAAATCTAGTAAAGAACCAAAATGGAGAACGGATAAAAATATCAGAAATACACAAACTGTTCCTATAGAACCCATTTATTCGGGTTTAAAAGAATTACTTTTTCATAGTGTAAAAAATATTGTTAATCAATTTTATGGTATAAATGTACTTGATGGAGAATTACCCCAATTATTAATATATAAACCTGGTGGACACTACCGACCTCACGTTGATGGAGAAGCTTTATGGAATTCTCCTGATGGTCCAATTTTCAAAAAAAGTGTCGATAGAGATTTATCTATGATATTTTTTTTAAATGATGGTGGAAAAGATTTTGAAGGTGGTGATTTAATTTTTCCTGAGTGTGGAATTAGAATTAGACCAGAGAAAGGTATGTTGGTTTGTTTCCCCTCTAACCATTATTTTTTGCATGGAGTTGAACCAGTGACCAAAGGAACTAGATATTCTATCGTAACATGGTTGACAGTTCAAGGTTTTGCTTCTTTAGAAAAACAAAATGAAAAACTTTCAAAAAAATATAATATCAAGGTTGAAAACTAAGATAAATAACTAGAAAAGTGGTAAAATGTCAGCAGGAGTATTTACTTTAACTGAAGCAAATGAAAAAGCTGTCGAAAATACCTGGGAATCTGCAGACAACGTTTGGATTTTTCCTGATGGCGGTGGACCCGAATTTAAATTTATTGATGGTACAGTAACTCCTGCGCCACCTGCCACTCCCTTAGGTATGACTCTCGCAAAAATAGGTATAAATTTTGATATTGTCGCTTCCTTCCCTAGAGTGAGAGGAATATATGCGACTGATGATCTTGTTTTTTTAGCTGCTAAGAGTAATACTAATAGTATTTTAATATATAGAAAACAAAGTATATTTGTTTGGGATTCTTCTAATGAAGAAGTTACTATTTCAACAAATCCTGATGATTATCCCCCAGGTGCTTTAAGAAAAATAAGTTATGCTAATGCAGAAACTGATGATGCCTGGGGCGATTATTTAACAGTTGACACCACCAATGAAAAGATTTGCGTTAGTAGTACTACTGGAGCTCATTTATGGAATTATGATGGAACTGGGTATGTAAACATAGACAAAGCAGGTACAGGAACTGGAGGAATTGCCGATGATTTCGGAAAAATATGTGCCTGTGGAGATGGTAAGGTTGCAATTGGCAACCCAAATGAAACTAAAGTATATGGTTCTAGAAATGACACCAATGCTGGAGCAGTGTATGTTTATAATTTAGATGGCACTGGTGAATTTAAAATACAACCTTCTGCAAATGCTCTCACTAGAGCTGGTACTGAAAATTACAATGCATATGATATACTCTTTGGATATAGTGTAGCTATAAGTAATGGTCGTATTGTAGTCGGAGCTCCAGGAGGTTCACAAGATTTTATACGATATTATCATGGAGAAGTATTTACATATAAACTCGATGGTACTGGCGAAACTTGGCATTTTGCTGAAGATCCTGATGATGCATCTGACAATTATGGTGATGGAGTCACTTCTTATGATCGTATGGGTTATCATGTTGCTGCAAAAAATGGAAAATTTGTTTGCGGATCTAGTGAGTGTGATGAACAAACTAGTTCTTTTGGTACTGGATCTAAAGATAAAAGTGGAGTAATTTATCATTCAAGTATTCCGGGTTCTACTTCAGCAGGAGAATACATAATGGCTGGAACTTATAAGGATTGGGCATATAATGATCTTTTCCAAAGAGGTGATATGTTTGGTCATCGCAGCAATATTGGAACATACCGAGCCCGACTATCGAATGGTGGATCCAGTATCAGCTCACTAAACATGGTTATGGCTCCGGGAACAAATAGAATTTACTATAAGACAACTAGTTTTGTTGGCACCGGTTATTGGAGTTCTGTTACTGTGTCTCTGAGTGAATATGATCCTGCTCATGAGCAACCACCATTCGATGGTATAGAAAGGCATATTTTAGTGGGTAATAATCACGCATCTGGAAACCTAAATGGAGCATTATATGCAGAAAGGTTAGTGAATGATGTTGAGGATAATTGGCAAATGATGCCATTTCCTCCTATTCTCTAAATATATAAAGATTATTCTATTGCAGTATAAATGTCAGATCTTAGAGGAGTATTATCTTTAAACGAAGTTTTTTCACTTCAAAAAGAATCTGAATGGGAATCCACAGACAACGTTTGGATTTTTCCTGATGGTGGTGGACCTGAATTTAAATTTGCTGATGGTACAGTAACTCCTGCTCCTCCAGCAACTCCTTTACCAAAAACTAAAGACTTTGATTATGTTATGAAGGCACTTTGCGTATCAGAATCTGAAGGACTTGGTAGAGCAATTGTCGCAGATCCAGATCCAAGTAGCACTGTACTTGCAATTACTTCCCCAGAAGGAGTTCGTGTTTACAATGGAGATCTTGATATCTATCAAGAACATGGTGGTTTTGGAGACCACGGCAATATTGGTTTTGGTTCCACTGGATATACTTTTATTCCTAGACCAGTTGGAGTAGCATCTACAAGTTGGGGATTTTCTGTTGCAGTAGGAGAAGGAAAGATCGCTGTTGGAGATAGAGGAACTAAACGAGTTGAAAATTCAAGTGGGACTGATCCAGCTTCGTGGCCAACTGACACTGCAGGTAGAGTGTATGTTTGGGATTTAGATGGCAGTAATCAAACTATAATTACTCCATCAAGTAATGAAATTGGAGGACAATTTGGTCATTCTGTTGGTATAGGAAGTGGTAAAATTGTTGTAGGTGCTCCAGCATTTCAAAGCACTTCGGATTCAAGTGCATCTACTGGATCACGCGAAGGAGCAGTTTTTATTTTTAATTTAGATGGGACAGGAGAAAATAGATTAAGCATCCCATCTTCAGAGTTCGATGGTGGCACTTATGATATTAAAAGACAGAACGCACATTTTGGATATTCAGTATGCATACATCGTGGTCAAATTTTTGCTGGTGCTCCGAGTGCTCGTGATGATGGTAATAATACTTGGTATAGACAAGGAAGAGTCTATCAATTTGATGTAAGTGGAACATTTAAAAATCGGTTTGTATCATTTCATTATGACCACTTTCCATCATCTAATAGGGAAAGTGATGAAGACGATCAGGAACACTTTGGCATGAGCATATCTGCAGGTGATGATGCTCTGACAGATACGAATGCATCTTTCAATTTATTTGTTGCATCTCCATATGCTTCCCCTGGTGACGGCAGGATATATCGCTTTAAAATTGATGCAAATACTGGTTCTTTTCCTCCAGTGATAAGAGAAGAAAGTAATGGTAGTCCGGTTTATAGCAGTGATATAGCGGACGATTATGGTGTTTCGTGGTATTCATCTTATGATAATGTGAGACTGGGTACTCAGATGGCATGGAATAATAAATCAGAGGGAATATATAATCATAGTAGTTATGGATACGCGGAATCGCGTAGTATTATATCGGGTAGTTATTCCGACTTTACATACAATGGTGTTACATATCAAAACACTTCTACGTTTAGTAATTACTATTCGAATGCTGCTGATAGCGATATATTAACAATTCCTCGAAGATTTACAGTCATTCTCACTGGTGTCAGTTGGGTAGATTCGGCTGCCATCGCCGCGAACCGTGCCACGATTCATAATAATGTTCAAATACCAGTTTATGATGGTACAAATAGTTTTACTGGTCAAAAATGCGCGATTAATAATGATTTTACTTTTATTGGCACTAATTCTGAAACACAAGGTGCTGCTGGCGCAGGAGGAGCTCCTTTTTCGGCATCACAACCTAATGGTTGGGGTGCTGGTTCTAATTATGCAACAGAAGAACTTTTTGGAGGTGATAATCTAAATGTTGACGGAACATATAAAGGAATTGTGATTTTGAACAATATATACAAATCTTATCAGCTGAGCAGCAACGCTAGAAAGGTTTTAATGGAAGTTACTCCAATAGTATAAGATAAATAACTAAAAAAGTAATACAATGGCGGTCAGTCCTTCAATTAATATCAATATTTTGCAAGGAGCAGATTTTACAGAATCTTTTTTATCAAAAGAAACTGATAATTCTGCGACAGACTTGACTGGTTATAGTGGTTATTCTCAGTTAAAAAAACATGGGGGCGCAACATCATCTCATGCTTTTACTGTAGGAATCACTAGTGCTACTGGAGAAGTTGAAATCACAATGACTGGTTCACAAACTTCTAATATTGAACCAGGAAGATATGTATATGATGTGAAGTTAGTTTCTGGTAGTGGAGATATTTCTCGTCTTGTTGAAGGTATGGCATTCGTAAGTCCTGGAATCACTACTGCGGGGTAATTAAATGGCATTCGTAGTCAGAAAACAATCTACTACAACAAAAAAGATTAGTAGTCCAGTTCCAGTCACAAGAATGCGTGATGCATTGGATGCTGATTTTGGAACTTTGGATTCTGTTCAAGATGGAAGATTTATTGCGTTTAATTCAACAACAGGAAAATTTAATTTAAATACTGCTGATGATCTTTTTGCTAAAGCAATTGAGGATGGTAGTCTTCCTTCGGGATTTATAACTAATTTGGAAAATCAAATCACATTTGACGGCATTATTCCAGATATTGATGGAGGAACTTTCTGATGGCATTACGTATTCAAGACTTTAATGATACAAAATTCACTCCAACTGAAAACAGATCAACATTACAATATAATTCAACTGATGATAAATTTGACATCAAGGATCCAGACGAATTTTTAGCATTTGTTCCAATATCTAATACATTTGCTGAATTTGTGATTAATAATGTAGACCTAAATAATTTCACCAATAAAACTATTGATGGTGGCACTTTTTAGCACTTTGAGGTAAAGTTTTCTACAGCGTAAGAGATGGCAGTTCCTATTCGGTTTAAAAGGGGTAATTATGCGAATTTACCTGCGCTTCAACCTGGGGAGCCAGCATTTACCCTTGATACTAATGAACTTTATGTCGGTCTAAACTCTACGACAGACGGCAATAAATTTTTTGGTTCTCACCGATATTGGACAAGAGAAACCACAACCACGGGTAGTGGAATTAACTTGGTTGAAGGTTCGGATAATGGGTCTGCATTTTTAACTCTACAAGCACCAGGTTCATTATCAGGAATCACAACATTTACGCTTCCAGGCGTTGATGGTTCGTATGGTGGAATATTAATTACTGATGGTGCAGGAAATTTAACTTTTGAGAGTGTTTTACCTGCTGTAAATGTTGCTGGAGTATCAACATTCCAAAATAATTTAAATGTTGGCGGTGATTTAAAGGTTACAGGAACTTCAGAGTTTGTTGGAGTTGTAACTTTTAGAGGAGGAACAATTAATCTTGGAGATTCTGATAGTGATGATGTTGTAATTGGCGGAGAATTTGCATCCAGTTTAACTCCAACGAATGATGGACAATATAGTCTAGGTTCAGACTCCAAGAGGTGGAGATATTCTTATGTAAAAGAAACATTAGATACTAATCAATTAAATGTATCTGGTGTATCTACCTTCGCATCGGCCTTAAATGTATCTGGTTTTTCTACATTTACTGATGATGTTAATTTCACTCAAGCAATTAATGTTGATGGAGATACTGAACTTGATAATTTAAATGTATCTGGAGTATCTACTTTTACAGGTACTACTAATATTGCAAATCTAAGTGCTACTGGACTTAGCACTATATCTAGAGTAGAAGCAACTAATATAGTTTCTGGTGGTGCTACATTTACTACTGGTGGGGTTAAGTTTGACACATTTGCCCGGTTTGCTAATAATCAATCATTATTATTTGGTGGAGGAAATGATTTAGAAATATTTCATGATGGTTTAAATGCTTACATCGTCGATGTAGGTGTTGGAAGCATGTTCATTAGAGGAACATCTAGCATTGAACTTGAAAATGATAATGGTAATGAAACTTATGCGCGATTTAATATTGATGGTGCATCTGAATTATATTACGACAATTCTAAAAAAATTGAAACTACTGCTGATGGTGTTCGAATCATTGGTGTTACATCATCAACTACAGCAAAAATTGGTGCAGCAACAACATTTACAGAAGACTTAGTTGTTCAGGGTGATGCAAGAGTTACTGGTATTCTAACAGTTGGAACTAGTTCTATTATATTTGATGGACCAAATAATAGCATCTCTGTTGGTGGAGCTACAACAGTAAACACCTCTGGTCTTGAAGTTGGAATAACCACAGTTCATTCTACAGGAATTGAAGTTGGTAATAGTTCTATTCATAATAATGGATTTGATATTGGAACAACTTCTTTACATGACTCTGGCATAAATGCCGACAATTTAAACATTTCTGGGGTCGGCACCGTAGGTGGTGATTTAAATGTAACAGGCGATGTAATAGTTGGAAATGTAAATATTTCTGGTGTCATCACTGCATCAACTCTGGATATTAGTGGATCTGTTGACATTGATTTAAATGTACTTGGAAATACTTTCTACGTTGCTGAGACTGGTAGTAATTCAAATGATGGTGATAATATTAATAAACCATTCCTCACGATTGCACAAGCATTAAGTGTTGCAACTAACGGAGATATTATTAGTGTTAGTGCTGGAGTATTTGAAGAAACTTGTCCTTTAACCGTACCAGCAGGTGTAACAGTTAAGGGTGCTGGACTGAGAGCAACAACAATCAGACCAACAACTGCTACAAGGCAGGAAAATGTTTTCTTATTAAATGATGCATCAACGGTTGAAGATTTTACAATTAAAGGATCTTATTATAATTCAACTACAGATACAGGATATGCATTTTCATATGCAACTGGTATTGCAATCACAACTAGATCGCCATATATTCAAAGAATAACAGTTTTAAACACTGGTTCACAAGTTACGGCGAGTGATCCATATGGATATGATACTCCGGATTCAAACCCAACATCATTCATTGCTGGTAGAGGTGCATTAGTTGATGGATCAAAGGTTACTTCAAATTCATTAGAAGCAGGAATGCTTTTCAATGAAGTAACATTCTTCACTCCAAATAATACTGGTGTAACTCTTACAAATGGTGCGAGAGCAGAATATCTTAACTGTTTCCATTATTTTGCATCACAAGCAATTGTTGGTACTTCTGGAACCGTTGGTATTGCTGGGACTGCAAATGTACGACTGAAGTTTGATAATCCAAGCGTAACACCATCAGTCAATCATGTTGTTAAGTTGCGCGATGGTGGAGGAACTGTTGTTGCTGTTGGTACAATTACATCATACAACAGCCCATATGCAGAGATTGATGGTAAAGGTCACGGAACATTTACTGTAGGTGCTGGATCAACTCAAGATATCAAATTCTATCAGTCTGATGGTACAACTCAAACTGGTATTGCAAGTGCAATTAGTCTTGCGGATTATACTATGTTCGGCGCAGAAATGCGTTCAGTTGGTTGTGCTGTTGAATATGGTTCTCAAGGTGTTGTTGCTGATGGTGTTGGAGTTAAGTTAAGACTCTTTGCCACCAACTTCAATCATGTTGGATCTGGAAAAGATTTCAGTAATGATTCAACTTTGACAATTCAAGCAAATGAAGTTATTGAAACAAACAATGGTCAAGTTTCTTATGTAAGTATTGACCAATCTGGAGACTTTAGAGTTGGTGATGCATTTGTTGTTCAACAAGAAACTGGTAATGTTTCTTTTGCTGCTACAACTTACAATCTTGAAACCACAGGAGAATTAACGGTTACTGATGGTGGATCTAATCAATCTGTTATTACGCCAACCAGTGCAACAATTGGTAATTTACAATTAGCAGCAAATACTTTCTCATCGACGAGTGGTGATATTACAATTGATCCTGCAGGATCAAGTGAAACTAATATAACTGGAAAATTAAACGTTTCTTCAGTTGATGTTTCTGGAGATTTAGATGTTGATGGACTTTCAGAATTTGATGATGTCAATGTTGGATCAGCATTAACAGTTGCTGGAGCAGTCGATTTTAATGGAACTCTGGATGTTAGTGGACTCACAGAACTTGATAATGTCAATGTTTCTAGTGCAATAACTGCAACAACATTCAGTGGTCCTTTGACGGGTAATGTCACTGGTAATGTAACGGGAACTGTTTCTGATATTTCAAATCATACTACTGATGCATTATCTGAAGGCAGTACAAATTTATATTATACCAATACAAGAGTTGATGGTAGAATTTCTGCAGCATCAATTACCGATCTTTCGGATGCAGATCAAGGTGTTGCTACTACGGATAGTCCAACATTTGCTGCTGTTACTGCTCCGAATTTCAATACAGGTACTTTAGGATCTGCGATTAGAATTTCCTCAAATACCATATCTGGTCCAGCGACATTAACAATTGATCCTGCTGGTGTTGGTGATAATACTGGTACAGTTGTTATTGCCGGCGATCTTCAAGTTGATGGAACAACTACAGAAATTAATTCTACTACTTTAACTGTAGATGATAAAAATATTGTTTTAGCATCTGGTGCATCTAATGATGCAGCAGCAGATGGTGGTGGAATTACACTTGAATCTGGTCAAGGAAATAAAACAATTAATTGGGTTAATTCTAACGATGCTTGGACATTTTCTGAAAATGTAAATATTGCCTCGACAAAAACTTATATGATTAATGGAGTTGATGTTTTGTCAGCAACAACATTGGGATCGAGTGTTGTTAATTCTTCATTAACGTCAGTTGGAACCCTAACAGATCTCACAGTTACAGGTGCTATAAATAGCAGTACGGCAATCCAAGTAAATGGTGTCAGTGTTCTTGACACAGCTTCTGGTGATGCAACAGCATTGGCAATCGCTCTAGGGTAAGAAATGGCAAACACATTCAAAAGTTATACCACTGCCAGTATTGGTCAGTCTTCAAGTACGGTTTATACAGTTCCAAGTGGGACTACAACGATCGTTATTGGTATTGCTTTAGCGAATAAACTTAATACAGGTAGTACTGTAACGGCTGATGTTTTTGTTGATAAAGCATCTGGATCAGATGTTTATATGATTAGAAATGTTGAGTTGTACGATGGTGGTTCTTTTACCTTAGCAGGAACGGGAAAAATAATCTTAAATACTGGTGATAAATTGAAAATGTCGGCAAGTGCTAATTTTAGCGTGGATGTCATAGTAAGCGTTCTCGAACAAACTTGAGGTAGACATCGATGTCAGATATGCATATCGGAAAGCAACCAATACGAGCTAATAGTAAATTTTATGACCGAAGTGGTAATGTTGGAGCCGCTTCCTCAATTTTAGTCGCCACTCAAAATGGAGAGGTGAATTGGATTCACCCATATGATGCAGGACTACAAGGTCTCCAGGGTATTCAAGGTGTTCAAGGAACTCAAGGCACTCAGGGTACTCAGGGTACTCAAGGCATTCAAGGTATTCAGGGCGTTCAAGGCACTCAAGGTATTCAGGGCATTCTAGGAACAGAAGGAAAGCATCCTGGAGTTGAGCTTGAATATGATAGCTCTACTAGTACTTCTAGTATGGTTAATGGACAAATTAGGTTCAATAACTCTAATCTTTATAATGCAACACAAATTATCATCAGTAACCAAGATTACCATGGTAATTCAATCTCTAATTGGGTTAATACTTTTGATGATTCTACTAATCCTGGTGATTTAGGAACGTTATGGATATATGGAAGTGATGATGATCAAACTTGGGATACGAATGAATTTATTATTGCTACAGTAAATGATGTTACTAGTTACTTTGGTTATAAAGTAATAGATATTACAATTAAACAAACAAACTATGGTTTTAGTGATGGTGATCGTATATTTTTACAATTCTATGCTATAGGAGATCAAGGTGTTCAAGGTGTTCAGGGCACTCAGGGCACTCAAGGTATTACTGGAACAGAAGGACAACAAGCAGGAATTCCATTTGAATTTGACACTACTACAACTAATAGTGATCCTGGCAGTGGAAAATTTAGATACAACAATTCCTTCCAGCAGTGGCAAACAACTAGAATTTATATTGATGATGTATGTTTAGGTGGAAATTCTGATGTTCAACCTTGGTTGAGAACTTTTGATGATTCCACTAATCCCAATAGTACGGGACATTTGGTAATTTATGGAAGTGATGATGATCAAACTTGGGATGAAGCTGAACTTCACATTTGGAATGTCACTGCTGTAACAGAACATAGTGGTTATTTTGAAATAACCGTTAGTGCTGTTGATACAAATTACATTTTTAGTAATGGGCAAACTTGTTTCCTACAATTCTATAGAACTGGTGATAGAGGTCTTCAAGGTGATGCTGCTAGTGTCCAAGGTCTCCAAGGTATAAAAGGAAACCAGGGTACTTTTGGTCTTCAGGGTGATGCTTCTACTGTCCAAGGTCTTCAGGGTACTCAAGGACGATTAGGATTCCAGGGTAGAACAGGTATTCAAGGTGATGCCGCTAGTGTCCAAGGTCTCCAGGGTACTCAAGGTAGAACAGGAAACCAGGGTACTCTGGGTATTCAAGGTGATGCATCGTCTGTCCAAGGTCTCCAGGGTACTCAAGGTAGAACAGGAAACCAGGGTATTCTGGGTATTCAAGGTGATGCATCGTCTGTCCAAGGTCTTCAAGGTATTCAAGGTAGAACAGGAAACCAGGGAACATTAGGTATTCAGGGTGATGCTTCTAGTGTCCAAGGTCTCCAGGGTGTTCAGGGTAGAACAGGAAACCAGGGAACATTAGGTATTCAGGGTGATGCTTCTAGTGTCCAAGGTCTTCAGGGTATTCAAGGACGATTAGGAAATCAGGGTACTCTGGGCGTTCAAGGTGATGCTTCTAGTGTCCAAGGTCTTCAAGGTGTTCAGGGTAGAACAGGAAACCAGGGAACATTAGGTGTTCAGGGTGATGCCGCTTCTGTTCAGGGTCTTCAAGGTGTTCAGGGTAGAACAGGAAACCAGGGAACATTAGGTGTTCAGGGTGATGCCGCTTCTGTTCAGGGTCTTCAAGGTGTTCAAGGACGATTAGGAAACCAGGGAACATTAGGTATTCAGGGTGATGCTTCTAGTGTCCAAGGTCTTCAGGGTGGTCAAGGTGTTATTGGATTCTCCGGAACAAATAATATAATTTGGGAGAAAAGTGCTAATAACATTACTACCAGCAGTAGTAGTTGGAAAAGATTTAATTCTAATGGAACGAGTGGTGCTACTTACTATGATTTCTCTGGTAATGCTTGGTGGTATTTTGGTGGTACTACTACTGTTGTTGATTACTTAGATGATTTACGGTCACAAATAAATGGTGGCAGTAAGATGTACATGACCGTCAATAAGTTTGACTGGTCTCAGTACATGGTATATGAAGTTACTGCAATTACATTAAGTTCAGGTACTGCTAGTAGTGGAGCCTCTGTTTGGAGATTTAGTGTTTCTCATATATCATCACATAACGTAACTGGAACAGGATCTTTTTCATTCACTAATTATGATGAATATCATTTCAACTTTAATGTAACTGGTGCCCAAGGTGCTCAGGGTGTTGATGGGCAATATGCAGGTATAGGTGTTCAGGGTAATCTAGGTACTCAGGGTAGAACAGGAAACCAAGGTAGAACAGGTATTCAAGGTGATGCATCGTCTGTCCAAGGTCTTCAGGGTATTCAAGGACGATTAGGAAACCAGGGAACATTAGGTATTCAGGGTGATGCTTCTAGTGTCCAAGGTCTTCAGGGTATTCAGGGTAGAACAGGAAACCAAGGAAGTTTAGGTGTCCAAGGTGATGCAGCATCTGTTCAAGGTTTAACAGGTGTTCAAGGTAGAAGAGGATTCCAAGGAAACTTAGGTGTCCAAGGTGATGCAGCATCTGTCCAAGGTATTCAGGGTATTCAAGGTGGAGGAGGAAGCCAGGGTACAACTGGTGTTGGTCTTCAGGGTGATGCAGCATCTGTCCAAGGTATTCAGGGTATTCAAGGTAGAAAAGGAAACCAAGGAAACTTGGGTATTCAAGGTGATGCAGCATCTGTTCAAGGTTTAACGGGTACTCAAGGTAGAACAGGATCTCAGGGAACTGGTGGTGTCCAAGGTGATGCAGCATCAGTCCAAGGTCTGCAAGGTATGCAAGCAGCGCAAGGAACAACTGGTCAACAATTTACAGCACAAACTTATACAATCTCTGTTCCAGGAGGAACTGGTGGTGGATATTGGGTTAATGGTGTATCGAGAGATACTCTTTATCTCATAAGAGGTCAAAGATATATCTTTGATCAATCATCTTCTACAAATAATAACCATCCAATAAGACTTTCTACAACAAGTAACGGAACACATGGTGGCGGATCTCAATATACATCTGGATGGACATATACTGGAACAGCAGGTTCAAATGGAGAAGGAGAATTCATAGTTCCTTTCGATGCACCAAATACATTATATTATTATTGCCCCAACCACTCTGGAATGGGTGCGAGCATTATTATTAAAAATTTAAATGCTGAAGATCTTCAAGGTATTAAAGGTACTCAAGGAGATGAAGGTATTCAGGGTGATGCAGCATCTGTTCAAGGTATTCAAGGAGATATAGGAGCAGGTTCACAAGGTGCTGCTGGACCTCAAGGTAATGCTGCTAATGTTCAAGGTCTACAAGGTCTACAGGGTCTTCAAGGAACCAATGGACTTCAGGGAGTTTTTGGCGTTCAAGGTAGAACTGGCGCAGGTACTCAAGGTTCTGACGGAAATCAAGGTTTAACTGGTTCTGGATTACAAGGTGATGCTGCTAGTGTCCAAGGTCTCCAGGGCATTCAGGGAGATTTGGGTGTCCAAGGTGAAGTTGGATTCCCAGTTAAGAGTGGAAAATATAATGTAATAGTACACTCAAACACTACTGCTTATACCACACCATCATCTTTAGCGAGTGGTGCGTTTGCATTTAATAATTTCAGACTTGGAAATACAACTGCTATATACGTTTCAGTATTTGATGCTGATGGAAGAAACTTTGTTCCTTGGGCATCATCTAATTTCCCTGCTGAATTGGAACTTCAATTCAAGAGTTCAACTGGATGGCAATATTTTAGATTTAGAGCAAACTCTAGTGGTGGTGCCACTAATGCTTCTGGTGGCAATCCAGCATTCTATACAATCAACGTAACTGGCCTTAGTTTTTCAAATTCCAATACTGGAATGCATAACTGGTATTATGCAGTCAATGGTAATAGTTCTATTGGTGGCAGTGATCCAGGAGCAGGAACTGCCAATGGATGGTTAATGACTCTTGGACCAGCTCCAGGTCTCCAAGGTGTTCAAGGTCCTGATGGTCCTCAGGGTGGCACTGGTCTTCAAGGTCCTGATGGAACCGGATTACAAGGTGATCTTGGTATTCAAGGTATTCAAGGTCTTCCTGGAACAGGATTGCAGGGAATTCAAGGTCAAGATGCATCTGCAATTGCTGCACAAGGATCTGTTGGACCTCAAGGTTTGACTGGTGCTGGTTCTCAAGGTGCAATAGGTACTCAAGGAGATGCAGCATCCGTTCAAGGTATTCAGGGTCCATCAGGATCTGTTGGAGGAGATGTAGTTTCAACTCCTCTCGCTATTGCTCTTGCTGCTGCGTTGTAATCCGATAAATAAAAATAATCAAAAAGACTGTGTTCTGATAAATGGCAAAGAAATTAATCTACAATTATGCATTTGACGCTTCTGCACAGACAATCACCATAAGTGGGTTATTTACTCTCAGAACGTTAATTCTGATTACTAATGTCACCGATGGTGCCATTATCTATAATTTTGCCGATGCCAATACTGGAGGCACTACATCATATGATGCTGATAGTAATGAAACTACAATTACATTAGAATACAACACTACCTCAATGAGTGATAGTGATGAAATTCAAATTTTAGTTGATGAACAAGAAAATAAAATTGATCCTGGAGAATCTATATTAGATCCAGTTCACAAAATGAGGGTTTCAAATCCTCAAAACTTGATTGATACAGATTTTGAATATGGTCTACAACCAACTAAGTGGGAAACAATTGAATTAGTAGATAATATTCCTTCTGTATATACTAGAGAATCTGGTATATCTATTGGAAAAATTAATAGAGTTACAACTATTGCAAGTTCCAATTATATAACAGTATTTACTGGAGTTCCTCATGATTTAGCAGTTGGTGATCCAATTGAAGTGCAAGGCACAACTTCAAGAACTGCAAATGGAAAATATGTTGTAACAACAGTTGCATCATCGACTTCATTTATATACAAGGCACGAGCTGTTCAATCAACATCTGCTGATATTAGAACAGCATATACAACAATTATTCCTGGTTCTTTCTTTACAGGTTCGGATATTGTTTTTAACTTATATGATGGGATAAAAACTGATGGATCAAGTCCATCCACTCTAACTATATCTACAGACTACAAACATGGTCTCATCAATGGAACTAGTGTTTACCTCAGCAATACTGTAGGTAAAAAAGAGTTTACACTTAATAATACATCTTCAAATGCTGCGGATGGATCTCCTACAATTGATCCAACAGATGAAAGTTTATACTTAGAAAATCATAATTTATTTACGGGTCAAAAAGTATATGCAACTGCACAAGTAGGAGGTGTATTACCTACCGCAGCTACAGGTGCTCCACCACCATCTGGCGAAGAAGCATTGAACAATGTTTGGACTCATGCAAGTAATGCCATCCAAGCTATTAAAGATCAGATCAATGCTGATGGCAATGATGCGTACATTGCCATGGAAAATAGTGTTGCAACCTTATTATACTATTCTCGGGGTAGTTATACACAAATAACTGCTAATGGATTAGCAAACAAATATCAACAGTTGGTCTATGGGCATTATGGCAACTATTACCAAGATAATTATCTTGGTATATCCAACCAGAATAGTACTCAAATCATAGCAAGTTATACTTTCAATCAAGATTCATTTAGTCCTTCACAACTTTATACAGGTCAAGTTGTTGATTATGGAGCATTGGGCGCAAAAACTGCTGGAGTTGATCCAATCAGTGGATCTATGGATGGAGTATTTCTCGCTAAGTTTAGTGCATTTGAATACTTAGGAAGTTTACCTTATGCTTTAACAATATATCAAATTCCAGAACCCAATTTATGGGCTAATGGAGCTAGGACGCTTTGGAGAGAAACTGATTATTATTCACAGTATGCAGGAACTTCCAATTATCGTCCTCTTGATGTTCAAACTCAACAAACAACAAAACAAATTTTATCTAATGGATGGCAATACACATATTACTGTGCAGAATATAATCCAAGATATGGATTGCCCGGTTACATTGGAATGACCATTCACTTAGAAAATACTAATTGGTCGGGATATTTTTCAAATAGTGTGAATTGGAGATGGAATTATATGAATGGTACGTACCCACTGACAGCACAGTTATATAACCAACATAGTGGATCATACCTCATAAAAACCATAATTCCATATCATGATGGAAGTACTTCTTATACCAGCAGTTACTTTGCAGCTAGTAATGCTTCGTATTTAACATATGCTCAAATAGCAAGTAACATTGCATCTGAAGTTGCTAACAATATTGCTTTTGGTTCATGGCAAAATACTGGTACTGGAAATCAAAATACAGCTTTTGTTACAAATAAAGGTACTAATAGAATTACATTAAGTGATGCTAATAATAATGCCTTTAATTTTACGAGTAGTGGACAAGGACCTATTTTAATAGAAACAGAACAAGTTGCTGGAGTTCATGATGATTATTATGCATTAACGGGATCTGCAGCAACCTCATTTACTCTACAGGGGTCTGGAACAATACCAGCTAGGGAACTTGCATTTACCAATAGTAATGTAATTGAAAATGGTGGTGAATATTACATAAACATTGATGGTCATGGTTTAAGTAATGGATCTATCGTTACATATAGTATAACTAGTGGATCTGCTCCTGGGGGTCTTACTGGAGGAAATCAATATTATGCAATAGTTGTTGATGCAAATAATATACAATTAGCATCAACTCAAAGTGAATGGACAGGAAACATAAATGCTATAACTGGAACTCAGGGAGTATCTTCATCGTATAAACTATTGGTATTCTCTATCAGTGGAAGAGTTGCATCTACAGGAACTATTTCAATAGCATCAAGTGATAGTAAAGTTGTAGAGGGAACTTCTACTAAATTCTCATCGACTTATAAAATTGGAGATAGGTTTAATATAGTTTCTTATGGTTCAACTGTAAACCAATATGTTAGTAGAGAGATTACATCAATTGTTAGTGATACGTCTTTAGCTATAGATGGTGGGGTTGGATTTGTTACAACTGGAGCAGCTCATTATGTTGACACTAAAGTCAACGTTAGAGCAGATGGAACATTCCTTCATAGACCTTTTGATGGTGGAGTTGACATTACTGCTGGAAGTTCACCAGATTCTCAAATTGTCAGACAAACTAGAAAATACTTTAGATATCAGTCAGGTAAAGGCATTCAATGCTCGATGGCAATTAACTTTAATCCATCAAGACAAGTTCTTTCTATAACAGGAAGCGGAACAAATGCAACCGCAACAACAGAATATCCTCATGGATTAACCTCTGGAGACACTGTTACTATTACCGGAACAGAAGAGCACATATCACTTACACCCACCGATGCTACATATGATTCATCAACTGGACTTTTAACCATCACCGTTAATGGTCATGGAATTTTAAAAGGTGAATTTATAACTCTTGAAGAAGAGTCAATTACATTTACATGTGCTAAAGATGCACATGCAACAAACCATCCATATCCACGTTCCACTGACCCAGCTGGTGAAAGAGAGCGTCTTAAGGTCTTGTCAGTGACAACAAATACATTTGTTGTTGATGTTGGCACCTCAACATATGTTGGAGCACATACTTTTGTTAGTGCTGATGCAAATGCAGTTACTCATATTGACACCAGTAATGCATATAATGGAACTTTTGAAGTTACATCTGCTACAGATTTCACATTTGGTTACACTACTAATGGAAGTGTGGTCCAAACTAATCCAAAAGGATTTGTTGATTATGTTATTTCTGGATATAAGAATGCAGGTATTCGTGCTGGATTATTTGATTTCCAAAATGGATTCTTCTTTGAATATGACGGAAAATATCTGTATTGTGTAAGAAGATCTTCAGTTCAACAAATTCCAGGCACAGTTCAAGTTGTCAACAAAAGTAATATTATTAATGGCACTAATACCAAATTTAGTGATAATTTAGTAGCTGGAGATCGAGTCGTAATACGTGGTCAAACTTATAAAATTACTAGTATAGAATCAGATACTTCGATACACGTACAACCAGCATATAGAGGAACATCAAATAGAGGAGTTATTGTTACAAAAACAGTAGATACAAGAGTTCCACAGCATAGGTGGAACATTGATAAATCTGATGGTACTGGTCCTTCTGGATATATTTTAGATGTTAATAAGATTCAGATGGCATACATGGATTATTCTTGGTATGGTGCTGGAAAGATTCGTTTTGGATTTAAAGATACTTATGGTCATGTTAAGTATGTTCATGAGTTTATTCATAATAACAAACTCAATGAAGCGTATATGAGATCTGGAAACGTTCCAGCTAGGTATGAAGTATACAATGAAGATGCTTCTCCTACATACATACCATCATTGTTCCACTGGGGCACATCTGTAATTATGGATGGCGGTTTTGATGATGACGATAGTTACTTATTTACGGCATCAGGTAATACACTTACATTTACAAATGGTGACGCAGCTACTGCCGTAACTGGTGGAGCATCAAGTCTGGTTTCAAGTGGATGGGGTAGGTATAGAACTTACTATGTTAAAATACCATTTGCAACTAGTGATAGTTCAAAGTTCCAAACAGGTATTCCACTGTTTACTGCCGATAATGTATTGAATGGACAACCAGTTGATTATACATCATATAGTAGTACCAGTTTCGATGTCCATATCTTTATTTCTAGTGGATATAGTGCTCCAGTAGCATATCCGTCAATTGCTGGAGGAACAACTGTGAGCATTGGTGCTCAAGTGGTCGGCACCACCGGAATTGATCTTAATTCTAATATTCCATTGATTAGTGTTAGACTTGCTCCATCAGCTGATAATAATATTATTGGCGACCTTGGTGAAAGAGATATTATCAATCGAATGCAATTAAAGATGAGAGAACTTGGCATTTCTGTTTCTCATGATGCTAATATTAGTGTCATTCTGAACGGTTCTTTAAGTAATCTCAATTATGCAAATGTTGGATCGCCATCACTTTCTCAGTATGTTGCACATGAAGCGGGCGATACAGTAGATGGAGGAACAGTCGTCTATCAGTTTAGAGCATCTGGTGGTTCTGAAGACGCTGCTGGAAAACGATTTGTGTCTTCGACGCAATTTGATTTATCTGGATTAGTTGATTTGGGTAATTCTATTCTTGGTGGAGATGGAGTATTCCCCAATGGTCCTGATATTATTACAATCGCAGCATCGGTTATTAACACCGCTGAAATTGACTCTACTTCTTCATTCCAGGTTGCATCTAGAATTTCTTGGGCAGAATCTCAGGCATAAATACAGTATAATGATTTGTTTGATTGATTTTTTTAATGGAGAATTTTGTAAAACACTGTATTGATAATGGTGGGATTATTAAACCTCTTATTATTCCAGCAGAAATCACAAACGGAACGGGTTTATTTAATCCAAGTATTTTAAATGACAATGGCACACTACTAGTTAATGTGCGCCATTGTCAATATACTTTATATCATTCAGAACTCAATAATTATGAACATCCTTGGGGTCCTCTGCTTTATCTAAACCCCGATGATGATAAAACTTTAAGAACTACGAATTATATTGGCGTCTTGGATGACAATATGGTTTTGGATAATGTACGAAGAGTTGATACTACCTCTCTTGACAAAGAACCGTTATGGGAATTTGTCGGTCTTGAAGATGGTAGATTGGTAAAATGGGATGGAAAATATTACTTAACAGGTGTCAGAAGAGATGTTGATCCTATTGGCACTGGAAGAATGGAATTATCAGAAATTGATATTCAAAGAGATAAAGTAACTGAAGTAAAAAGATCTAGAATTCCAGCACCTCCACCAAATAATAGTTATTGTGAAAAAAACTGGATGCCAATTTTGGATAGACCTTTCCAGTATATAAAATGGAGCAATCCCGTTGAAGTTGTAGAAGCTAATATAAAGGAAGAAAATAATATACAATGTAAAACTTTATACCATGGAACTTTTGATAATTCACCAAAAATCAAAGACATTAGAGGTGCTTCACAAGTAATTCCTTATAAAGATGGATATTTGGCAGTTCAACATCTAACTGTTTTGTATAGAAGTAAGACTGATAGAAAAAATGGAACGTATCGCCATCAATTAACTTATTGGGATAAAGATTGGAATGTAATTAAAAGGTCTCCCATCTTTTCTTTTATGGGAGCAAAAATTGAATTTTGTTGTGGAATGTGTGAACATAAAGGATACTATTATATTACTTTTGGATATCAAGACAACGCTGCTTATGTTGTTAAAATTCCAGAAAAAGTATTGGGAGATTTTATAAATGGAAAATAAATTTTTACACGAATATCTTGCTGATCCAGAAAATCCAATCACTAACTACAACCTTGCGGTAAGATATTATAAAATAGATCAAACAGCAGCTGCTGTGACATATTTTCTTAGATGTGCAGATAGAACCAGTGATCTAGATTTAGCATATGAATGTTTAATTCACATGGGAGATTGCTTTGCTGCTCAAGGTGAGAGAGAAACTCATACAAAATTCATGTATGAACTTGCATTGTCAACCAAATCAGAGAGACCAGAAGCATATCAAAGAATATGTGACATGGATGTAACTGCAAAAAATTTTTCATCTGCACATAACTATTGTAAATTTGCATTAAAAATTTGCAACTTTGATTCTCCAGATTTTAAATTTTATAAGACACCTTTTAGAAATTTAAAAACATATTTCGAGATTGAAGAAGCGCATAGTGCCTGGTGGACAGGAAAGCATCAAAAAGCAGCAAAATTATTCAATACATTAAACCAAAAAGATTATTTGACGGAGGAAGAAAAAGTGTTAGTAGAAACAAATATACAAGAAATTCAAAAAACTACTGCTTGGCATGATCCATTACCATATACAAAAGACCAATATGAAAAATTTAGATATAAATTTTTAGGATCACACCTTTTAGAAAAAAATTATGCACAGGTATATCAGGATTTATTCGTCCTTTGTATGCTTGATGGAAAAAGAAACGGTTGCTTTTTAGAAGTTGGTGGGGCAAGACCTTTCTTTGGAAATAACACTGCATTATTAGAACTGGAATATGATTGGACAGGAGTATCTTTAGAATTAGAATCAAATTTTGCAGAGGAATATAGAGCACAAAGACATAACACAACAATGTTTTGTGTAGATGCTACGCAAACTGATTACAGTCAACTTCTTGGTATGATGTTTGCAGACAAAACTATTGACTATTTGCAATTAGATATTGATCCTCCAAATGCAACTTATGATGTTTTGATGAAAATACCATTCGAAGAGTATAAATTTAGAGTTATTACATATGAGCATGACTACTATGCAGATCCAACAAAATCATATAGAGATAAGTCTAGAGAGTACTTAAGATCAAAGGGATATGTTTTAGTTGCGGATAATATTTCCCCCGACCAAAACTGTCCTTTTGAAGACTGGTGGGTTCATCCAGATTTAGTGGATAAAACTGCATTAGCATCTATGACTTTGGTAGATGGAAAAACAAAATATGCAGAAGATTATATGTTCCCAGGAGAACCATCATTTTCTAATTTAGTGAATATTCAACAAGCATCAAATGAAGAAGAAACTTTTGCTGAAATTATTGATGTAACCACAACAAAAACGGAGTTTGAATTCAATGGATCACAACAACTAAAAACTATGTGGATTATTGATAATTTCTATGATGACCCAAACTCTGTTAGAGACTTTGCTCTTAAACAAAAATATTTTGAAGGTGGATGGGGTAGAGGATTTATTGGAAGAAGAAGTGCAGAGCAATTTCTATTTCCTGGATTGAAGGAAAAATTCGAACAAATTATGGGAGAAGAAATAACTGCATGGGAAGAACATAATATGAATGGAAGATTTCAAAATGCAGTTGGTGGAGAACCACTTGCATATCATTGCGACTCACAAAAATGGGGTGGAATGTTATATCTAACTCCAGACGCTCCATATCAGTGTGGAACTACTTTATATGCACATAAAAAAACTAGAGCTAGAAATTTCTTCCAACAAGGTTGGGGAGATGCATGGTCGCCAGATCCAAATGAAATATATTCAGGAGGAGTTCATTGTGACGGAACTCATTTTGAAAAGGTAGATGTTTGCGGAAATGTTTACAATCGTCTTTTCATTTTTGATGCCAGCAACATTCATTCTGCTTCAGAATACTTTGGATCAAATATGAATAATGGAAGATTGTGGCAAATGTTCTTCTTTGACACTAAATAACCCCTAGACATGAGAGTATTATGAATAAACCTTGGTCGGTTACAGATTGTCCAACTTTAGAATTTACAACTTCAATCGACGTTAAAACTGGATGCGTCGTTGATTGTGTTTATTGTCCACAGAGAACCTTACAGGGATCATATAAAGGTAAAAAATTTCTTGAATTAACTGAATTTAAGCAGGTAATTGACAAACTACCACAAGAAATAAGAGTTACTTTTGCTGGATTTACTGAACCTTTTTTAAATCCACGTTGTACTGATATGATTCTCTATGCATCCGAAAAAGGGCATGATGTTTCAGTATTTACAACTGGAATTGGTATGACAGTAAGAGATTGGAATAGAATAAAACATATTCCTTGGGCAGGACAACCAAATGGTGGATTTACTTTACATGTACCTGATGATGATTTAAGAGCAAAACATCCAATTACTGATAAGTACATCAATTTACTTGAAACAATTTACATGACATGGAGAAGAGGAGAACTTCATCGCAATTTTAATGTTATGTGTATGGGAAAACCCCATCAAAGAGTAATGCACCTTTGGGACAACCCAACTCAGTCTCAAATGTGGTCGAGGTCTGGAAATCTTTTTCACGAGGCAATTCTAAAACCAGAATTGATGAATAGAAAAGATGAATGGAAGTCGGTATATCACGGAGAGAAGGATATGACATGCGGATGTGTAGAAGAACTATATCACAATGTCATGTTGCCCAATGGTGATGTTTCTTTATGTTGTATGGATTATGGACTAAAGCATATTCTTGGGAATTTATTTGAGCAAGAGTATGAAGATGTTGTACCAAAAATGAATACTTGCTTTGACCTATGCAGATTTTGTGAAAATGGAAAAGTACCAAACCAAGAATAAATATATTCAAAGATCCAAAATATTTTAAAATGTCACCCATCAGATCAAGACCATTTTCGACTAAAATTAATCTCGGACAGCAAAAAGCAGTTCTAGATGGAAATATGAGATCTTTTTCTAGTTCGATTGATGTAGGAAGATCTCTTCCACTACCAGAGGTTCCGTTAAAAATTAGACTTGTAGAGACGGTTGATTGGGAGACACCAAGCTATGCTGGTGATGGTTCAATGATTACCTATAATAATAGAGCACGGCAATTCTCCAGTACAAATAAAGATCATGGTAGTACAGGTTACATATATTTTGCGGTAAATAAATTTTGTACATTAGGATCGGCAATACGACCTTCTAGTCAAACTGGCCAAGACGTTGGTCGAATACATGTTAGTGCAGGATCGAAACAAAGAATTAATCAACCTAAGTGGACTGCCCCTATTAGTCAATATTCTGACTCTGATCTGAAGTGGTATGCAATATCATCGAACTTCAGCGGTTCGCAACTCTTCAGCTTTAGCAAGAATTTGAAGACTAATGTTTCCGACTTATTAATTCAATACAATAACGATTATGATTATGATATAGGAGATAGAGGAGATTCAGAAATGCTGATACGTATAAGATATGAAAAAAATAATGATGGTATATCATCGAATAATGATGAAATAGAAATCGATACTTGGTTCTTTAATTATCTGACCTGAATAGTATCTGAAGCCTCTAAAGTGTCCTAGTTATATCAGAGACACTTTTTGATGTCAACTACTGAAAAATTAATTTTCATTGGATCATTTTTATGGATGATGCAATGGGGAACTCGTGTGACTTCGCTTGCGATCAATGCTCTCTCTTGAATACTCAGGATACAACTATAGCAAAAATCGTTGCGAAAGTATAGTTCAATGGTTTGTGGATAAGTATCTACCACGACACAAACTAGAAATTGTTGTACATCATCGCGGATTAGTTCATGAAGGTGTATATGGTTGGTGTACTGTCCTTGATTGTGACTGGAGACCAAGAGCATTTGAAATTGAACTACACAATCAGATGAGTATTGATGATTACACCAGCACCCTCTTACACGAACTCTGGCACGTTTATCAACATGTCAAGGGTAATCTAAAGGATAAGGGTGAAAAACGCTTCTGGAAGGGCATAGACCACTCTGATACGGACTATTCCAATCAACCCTGGGAACTTGAAGCAAGAGAAATGGAGAGGAAACTTTATTATTGCTATTTGGGTCTTGGACCCGAATCTTTTGGTCGTGGCACACCATTTCCCAATCGCTTGACAGCATCCTAAAAACCCACTAGAATACCTTTGTCGAGGTTAATCAAACTATGACTTCTATTAAAACTGAATTTATTTGTGTTAAACCTAGATCCTCTAAGGCAAAAAATAGGTTTGCAAATTTGATGAATAACCTCCACTCTTGTCGTATTGAGAAACGTGAAGATGGTAAATTATTCCTTGCTTCTATCAGTGGTAAATACTTTTTTTGGATGAACGAATCATCTGACGACAACTGGGAGATTATTAAATGAAGGATCAGAACACAATCATCGATGACAACGAAACTAAACAAGATAAATGGAATCGAGGTTTAGACATTTTTATCGAATCTGTAATTGAACCAGATCCTGATCTGAGAGCATGTGCTCATAACCAAAAATGTTTTCATGAATTGATGGATGTTCGCCAAGATGTTCTGAATTACTTGAAGACTCTTCGTTGGAAATGAATTGATAAAGATGAGTAATATAAAATCTCCTCTGCCGAATGTACTCATGTTAGTGGGACTTTTTGTTTCCACACTGGTAGTAATTGCGGCAGGGTATTTTCATGGCAATATGCATCTTCTCACCACATTAAAGAACGCCGCATCATGACTCAATTGATTGATCCAAAAGATCCACGTTATTTTACAAAGACTTCTGATGGTCTATACGATAGGCATCATTATAAAGTTATATCTAAAGAAGGTGATACTATTGTAGTTGACAACTGGCAAGATGCCTTTGTCATATGGTGGAATAAAAAAGATTTTCTCTCTCATATGGAGGTTTTAGATCCACCAAAAGGAGGGAAAGGATTTGCCTGACATTAAATATCATGATGCCTTTCCGTGGAGGTTAGTGAATGGTGACACAATATGCCATTTTGAGTGTAGAGAGCACTTGCAGAAATACTTAGATAGATATAAACTGAAACCTAGAAACTGTAGCATTACACATAAAGATGGAAAACCCTTTGAATCCCGTGAAAAACACAAGAGAAACGTGGAGTCGCCAACATCAAAGAAAAATAACGGAAGTTCAAGTGCAGTTCACAAACGAAAATCCAGCGTGGATTCCACTCGAAACACTTCTGGCAATTCAAAACGTAAGAAAAATGGAAAGTAGTCATGTATGAAGAGCTAAATTGTTTTGAGGAAGCACTTAAACATTTTGGAACTAGAGTTGAAATCATCTGTGCTATGGAATTATCCAAAAGATTGTCTTCCGAAGATGCGTATCAAATGATCAAGGATGAACTTAAGGAGGTTAAAAAATGCAGGAAAAAATTCAACCAGAAACAGGATCATTGACTTCTCTTGAATGGTATGATTTTTGGTTACATGAACCAGATGATCGACCTCTTGCAGAAATTTGGAGAGAAATGGATGAAATTGAACCTCTCACCCCATTACCACACAAAAAACAATGAAATCTAAAGCACTTTTACTTTCAACTCTATTATTTTTGCCTCTACCTGCATTGGCGGGAGGTCCAGTTTATAGGAGAGTTAATCATAATCATGGACAAACAAATGTCTATGAAGAATGCTTTAAGCATGTAGAGAAATATACTCCAGGGCACTATAATAGTCGGGGTCAATATGTTCGCGGACAAGTAAGAGTTACGAAAGAAAGTGTTCCTTGTCGCAGATCTAATCCACAGCAAGAATATCGAGAACATCCAAATACAAATGTTGATGATAATTCTTGCATTGAAGGATCTGTTCTCGGTGGCATCTTAGGTGGCGGAATTGGTGCTGCTGCATCCCGGGGTGATGGTCGCTGGTGGGCGATTCCTGCTGGAGTTGTTGGTGGTGCCATGGTGGGATGTCAGATTGATGGTGGTTGAGAACTGAAGCTTCCAAAGTGTCCCTGTAGTGTAAGCACCACTCAAACACATGGGAACCCGCTCTCGCATCGGTATTCAACTCAAAGATGGCAGTATTCTGAGTTCTTATCATCACTGGGATGGATATCCTGAGTGGTTGGGTCGCATCCTTACCACACATTACAACTCCCGCGAACAAGCAGCGGAACTGATTGATGGTGGTGACATGTCATGTGCATGGACAAAAGATCGCTGGACTGGTAAACAACTTGCTGCTTATGTGACTGAGCAGAAAGAAGCAGAAGAGTATGGTCCTCAGTATTACTCTGGACGCGGTGAAGATTGCCCTCCTCGTCTTGATGACAACATTGAGAAATACCTTACTAATGGTGAAGAATATGGTTACATCTTTGAAAATGGTGAATGGAAGTGTTATGATACTAAAGACTGGTCCGATACATATAAGGAGCAGATTTCCATTCCTGAAGGAGCATTGGCAGTATGATTGATAGAGGTTTTCTGACAGAAATGTCTCATGATGATAAAGAACGTCTGTCAGAAGACTGTGAGGACTATCTTTTACATAGAAACATCCCTCTTTATTCTCATTCGTATGATAATATCATCATACATGCAATTAAAGAGGGATATCAATTACAACGTTTTGATCGCTTCGTAAAAAAACCACAATGACTGAAAAAGAACTCAAGCAAATGGAAATCGTTGCAGAAGAATTTTGGGCAGAGGTTGAATCCGAAGCGGAACGACTTGAAGTTACGGTTGATTACTATCTTGCTGAATTTTACTGATGGAAGAAGAAATCAAACCGAAAAGAATCAAAGATGAGAAATTTCTGCTACTAGCAGCAATTCATCAAGTAGAAAACATTATCAACCTGACAGAGGAAAATGAATACAAACAATTCATTTACATGCACCTCAATCCAGTTTATTATGAACTAAAGCGCCAGTTGACTAATCTCACAGACCAAAGTAAAATTAAGGAGTAAACTAACCGAGGATGATGACTCAAAAGTATTTCTACATTGTTGACCACTTTGTTCCTTTTCCTTCTAGCGAATATGGTGGTGTTTGGAATGTGATTGCTGAAAGTGACGAAGATTGTTTTAATCTTATCACTGATAGTGATGATGGATTTAATCAACAGTATTATGGAAACCTTCGTGAAAACATTCTAAAGTCTCGCACTTATGCCTTGGCAGAAGATGTAGAATCTACTATTGTTGAGGAATTTACTACATGAAACCTGACATGGTTCTAAGTTGGAAACAACATCTTCGGGATGGTAATGTATGGAGGGTGAATGTAGAACTCCCTATGCAAGATGTTCCTGGAGGTGATGTAACATTCTATAATGTAGATGTATATGTAGTGTCACCAACTCAAGAACTGGCACAATATATTGTGTCTACAATGTATTCTGAATATCAATCTATTTCTGTTGATGATGAACCAGTTAGAATTGCCCCCTGATTTTCCTCATGAACCACCTGAAAACTATACTTACGAAGTTAAAGAATTCCGACGCAACATTTTATCTATTTGGTGTTGCAATCATGCTGAATTCTCTTACAACGGCGGTGCTGTTTCAAAAACTATCTGGGGTTTCTACAATGTCAAACAACGCACCTACATCGCTCCCATCAATTCAAAAAAACCTGGAAAAGTAGTAGATATTTCTAATACTCGTCCCTATACTGCAATGCAACTCAACTTGAATCCTTTAATGCAATGTCTTATGTCCCCAGATTAGATGATTATGTTGTATGGAATGACTCTCTAGGGAGAGTTATTAAAGGATGGGTGTATTTCGTTTCTGATACTTACATTACGATTGAAATTGGTGTAAAATGTAAAGATGATGAAAACATCAAACATTGTCCTATTCATAAGAAAACTCACTGCCTAGTCTTATGTTTTCCTGAGAATTGGCATGAGTTGGAATATATAAAAAATCGAAGAGATATTGACATTGATCAATATAAATCTCAAGAAGGCAGATATATTGATCCTCAGTAAATTAAACTGAAGCCCCTAAACTGTTTTATTATTGTAAGCACAACACTTATGGACTGGTACGACGACATTCAAGTTGAAGAACTTCAAAACTTTGATCACATTGAAGAAGATCTTGAAGATTTGATTGAAGACAATCAAAATTTCAACATGAAAGAATACCTCAACTCCAACATTGATTACTGAAATGAACTTCCCTACTCAAACTGTCAACGTTTTGCCTCACATGAATGAACTCCGAGAGACTTGGAGGCGTCAAGATTTTCGATTTACTAAAGAGCAACAAGAAGAATATGATATGCTAAAGCAAGCACGAGCAGAACGAGTTAGGTGGTTTTATGAAACTGGACGAGTTCAAGTTGGTCCCAAAGTGACAAAAGAAAAAGAAATTGAATCTGAAGACAGTTGAGATACTGTCCATAACCACTTGATTTAACGTTCATTATCTCCTATTATACTAAATAATAGGAGATTTTTTCCTGTCTAAAATGAAAACCTTTGCTGAATTTGTTGCAGAAGCATATGATAAGGATGTCATGGGATCTTCCCAAATCCGTAAGCAAGGAGAGGGTGGAAGAGTTGGTGCTAATAGAAAGAAAACAGAACCAGAAAAGCGTAGAATGAAAGCAGCGGGTGGTGGAAAAATGGTCCCCGCAAAAGATTACAAACCTCGCAAAGATATTGGTTCTCAAAGGCAAAGATCTACAAGAGAGCAACAACCAACACAGGAAAGAGGATCTGCTGCATTGTCAGCAAAAGAAGCACAACGCAAGGCATATAGAGAAAGAAAGGCAAGAGAATCGGGTGCAAAGACTAAATCTGCATCAGAACTTCTGTCTAAGAAATCTGCTAAGAAAGTAAATCCTAACTATAAACCACAAAAAGCATCTGGATATACTAGAACCGAAAGACAGAAACTCCAGAGAACTGGCGATAGAATTATTCGCGACATTCGTAAGGGTAAAGACAAACCAGCATCCGCCTACCAGAATTGAACTGAAGCCCCTAAAGCGTCCCAGTAGTGTCTGGGACCGCCTGCAAGACCTCTGAAACAACCTCTAGGTATATTTGTACTGTTGAGGTTGTTTTTTTATTGACAGGCGATTCTGACTCTGTTAAACTACTATTTTAAGGAGACCACCGATGGGAGTTTCACAACTTTCCGAAATCGTTGCTCTCGGTTTTGAAGAACTCATTGCTGAGGGTGACACAAGGGAAATTGGCAAGTTTCTTGCATTTCCAACCGAACGTATCATCGCCCCGCAATGGTTGCGCGAAGAATGTGGAATCGAAAATGATAAATCTCCCGATGATCTTGATGGTCAGCAAGAAAAGTACGATAGACTTTCTTCAAAAGGTCTGCGTATTCAAGTTAAGTATCGTGGAGGAAATACTCTCCACATGGAACAAACTCGCCGCACTACTGGCAAAAATGCAAACAATGGTGCTAAGAATGGGCAGGTTCGCTATGCAGTGAACTCGTTTGATGTTATACTGTTTATTATCCCCAAAGGTCACGAAGATATTTCAACCTGGGAGTATCTTGCTATTCCTAGTTGTGAACTTGAAGATAAAAATATGCCTGGATATTGTGTAGGTTCTGTTCCTGCTGCTGTCCGTAAAAAGTACACTGGTCGCGCAAAGGAGGTTCTGGTTGCTCTCAACAATGCTGAATGAATATACAATCGGTGACAGTAGAGAACTACTGAAAGAAGTTGATGCAAACTCGGTGGATCTAATTTATATTGATCCACCATATTGTACTGGCAGAGACTTCTATCACTTTGATGACAGATTCAAATCAAGTGCAGATTATCGTGAATTGTTGATGCGTCCTTTATTGGAAGAGTGTCATCGAGTTCTGACTGATTGTGGCAACATTGTTGTGCATGTAGAACCTAAGATCTCTCACCATATTCGCATTGTCCTTGATGATGTATTTGGTGAGAATAGATTTAAGAATGAGATTGCTTGGGTTTCTGGTGGCAACCACAAATCAAAAAAGCAACTGCAACGTAATCATGATACGATCATTGTTTATCAGAAAGGAAAAGAGTCCATCTATAATGCAGAGCACAAAGAATATGATGAGGATACTGTAAGGAAGGCAAAGATCTGTCCAATTCGCAAAAAGAAATACAACACATCTGCACTTGTTAATCGTCAACCAAATGTTGTATCTCGCCCTAATTTGAGATATGAATGGAATGGTAATCATCTCCAGTGGCATGTATCAAAAGAGAGGATGCAGATGCTTCATGATGATAATCGACTAGAATATTCCCCTAACACAGGTATTCCTAGAGTCAAGAAGTATTTGGATGAAATGGATGGAATCCCTGTCAAAGATGTATGGTCTGATGTAAAGCAGATTCAGGGAAATGAGAAGTTGGATTATGCAACTCAAAAACCTGTTGCACTCTTAAATCGCATACTTTGCATGTTCAGTAACAAAAACTCTATTGTTCTTGATCCTTGTGCTGGATCTGGTACAGTAGGCAGAAGCGCCAGACAGACAGATAGAAATTACATTTTATTCGATCTTAACACTGAAGGCAAAAAACTATTTGAAGAATCAATTAAAAATCCATTGCTCGACGCAATGGTCAGTTAAATTAACTGAAGCCCCTAAAATGTCCTAGTAATACTGATACGCCCTAGATGATTACACTTCGCCCACATCAGGAACGCATCACAAATCGTATGCGTGACTACAACAAAGGTCAGATTATTGTTCCTACTGGTGGTGGTAAAACTCTCACCATGATTGTTGATACTCGGGATCGTCATGATTCTATCAACAATGGAACCACTACCGTTGTTGTTGCTCCGCGTATTCTGCTGGCAGAACAACTGTGCAGCGAATTTATGGAGATTATTGATACTGCTCACACACATGTAATGCATGTTCACAGTGGAGAAACTTCATATTTCTCTACAACAAAGGCAGAAAAGATCAATCTATTTGTAAATACCGCTAGAACTGCTGGTGAGAATGTAATTATCTTCACCACTTATCATTCTTTGCATCG